GCCGACCAGTTTGAAACACCAGCCGGCGGCGGTATCGAGAACGGATGTTTTGGCTACGAAGAAACCCTTGAAGCCCGACAGCAGCTCAGGCGTCAGGGCATCAGCTGGCAGACCGGCGATTTTCAGTTGAGTTTGCAGCGCCTCTTCCGGCGGCACGAATTCAGCAAACATGGCGAAGCGCTGGCGATCATCCCGCGGCTCCAGGGCCTGACGATCTTGCTCAGCAATCAATTCTTCAAGTTCGCGCTGCTGCTCTTCGGTTAATTGATGGTTAAGTGATGTATTGGGTGCAGTGGCTGCACCCCGTTCTGTCGTAGGCTGCACCCCGTTCTGACCAAGGCTGCACCCCGCCACCTCTTCACGGGGTGCAGTGTCTGCACCCCGCTTGATCATGAGGTCATACACCACAGGGCGCCGATCGTGGCGATCGATATATACGGCTGCCAACGCCTGGTTACCACGAACGATCAGGCCGCATTCTTCCAGCAGGTCGAGCTTGATACGGACGGTACGCTCGGAGAGGCCAGTGTCATCGGTCAGTGTTTTTGCCGACGGGAATGCACCAACACCGTTCGAGCTTGCATAGTTGGCCAGGCACAGCAGCACGTGACGCGCACTTGAGTCTTTGAGGGTTTGAACGGGCAGAGAGAGCGCCCAGGACATTGCTTGAACGCTCACAGCGAAGCTCCAATATTCTTTTCGGCCAGGTAGGTCAGGCCTTTGGGTGTTACTAGTGCCTGGAATGCTGCACGCTCGACGCCGGTCTCGTTGTCGGGCTTCAGCGCAGTGACTTTGTGCTTCATGTATCCGGAGCGAATTCGGGGCTCTGCCGCAACCCAGCGAGTAGAGCCACCGCGGCGATAGATCCAGCGGTTGGCCTGCATCCAGTCGAAGAGCTTCGACGGGGGTATGGCCAGTTGCTTGGCTGCGTCCGTGATGCAGATCGCCCCTTCCGCAGCGGCAAGCCTTTTGATGGCCGCAACCTTCGGCGCCTGCAGCTCAATGACTCCGATCAGGCGCAGGTTTTCCTCGGCCTGGTCAGCCGCAAGCCGCAATGCTTCAGGAAGCGTTGTCGGGATTTGCGGGGCGTCCGAGCATGCCTCGAGTTCGCGCCAGCGGCGGACAACAGCCATCCGCAGAGGGGCGCTGTACCCGGTAAGCAAGCAATCCGTGTGCTCGCGGTCCAGCAAATATTCGGTTTGATTGCGGTTCTGCCCGTCCAAATAGATGTGAGCAAAACTGCTCACATCTTCTTTCAGATCGCGGATCATCGACTGGATGTCGCGCTTCACGTCGGGATGCCGCTTGCCGGTGAGCTGGGCTATCTCCCGGGAAGACATAATGTGCCGCGACACGTTTTGATCTCGTCGGAAAAGTGTCGCGACATGGGGGGTATTGCTTGGAGCGGTATTGATGTTCATAATGGCCCCACAAGTTTTATTGCTGTTGAAAGGACCGCCCTGCCAGGCGGTTTTTTTATGCCTGCAATTTACAAGCACTACTAAGGTCTGAACCTCGCTGGTACGCTGCTGAGTTCTTACGCAAAGCAGTTACCAGGAGGTTCAGATGGAAAGGATGGAAATCAAGGCGATCGGGATTTTGTGGTTCACCAACTCGACCCAGTACGCTCAGTACCTGGCCATCTTTGATGATGCGAGTGTCATGGCGCCGACCTATGCAAAATGGCAAAAGCGCGCCGCTGAGGTGTACGAAACAGCTCTCCGCAGCGGAAAGGACGTCATAAAAGTTTATGCAGGCGCTGATGAGTTCAAGACCTGGTGCATCGCCAACGGAAAAGGGCTCAATGCCGAGGGACGCATGAACTTTGCAGCCTTCAAGGCTGGTGAGAAGTTCCGATAGCGCGACCCCGCATACGAAAACAACTGCTTCATCCCGGCGCAGCTCCAACTGCGCCAATCCTCTAGAAATTGTCGAAAGCCCCTGCTCAGCAAATTTAATCTGCATTTCCCGCCGCCTCTCAAAAACTGTATGAATTAACAGCTGATCCAAACTCTCTGTTCGCCCTTCCACATTCGGCGGAAAATGGCGACATCGAACGGTTACGCGGCAACCGGATACAAGTCGGGCCGTAGCTCTGACCTACTCACACCGGTCAATTTTTCAATGTCCAAAACCCGCTCGGCAGGAACACGCCCCGAGGCGCACATTTTCTGCACTGCCTGGGGCGTAACCCTGAGCGATCGAGCCAAAGCCGACTGACCACCAGCCAATGCGACGGCCTTCTGAATTGCTGTCTGCTCCATACCCACCTCAAAGTTACAGCTACAACCAAAGGTTACCCGATTCATGCGCAGATCTACAACCAATATTCGCAATTACACCTACAACCATTGTTTGTATGATTGACACATGAAAAGTATTGGTGAGCGCATCGCGCTAAAACGTGAAGAGGCCGGGCTGAACCAGTCCGAACTTGGCCGGAGGCTTGGCCTGTCAGCTCAGGCTGTTCAGAAATGGGAGTCCGGTAAATCCACCCCGAGAAACACGAAGCTCTCAGATATAGCGGCGATCCTGGGCACTTCTGTGAGCTACCTGGTTCAGGGTGATTCGCATACGGACCAATCCCGAGCCGCGTCTTCAGGCTTGAAGGACATAGACAGCTGGGACGAATCAACCCCTGTAAGAGATGACGAAATCGAAGTACCGTTTCTCCAAGAGGTAGATCTTTCTGCTGGGTCTGGCCGATTTGCAATTCAGGAGGACGCAACCCAGAACCTGCGCTTCCCGAAGGCTAAGCTTCGCGACAACAGCGTTCAATTCGATAGGGCACGCTGCGTAAAGGTCAGGGGAAATAGCATGGTCCCCGTACTGCGTGATGGTGCGACCGTGGGTGTAGATCTTGGGAAGACATCGCTCAAGGATGTCATTGATGGCGACCTTTACGCAGTGAATCACGCTGGCCAGTTAAGAGTGAAGCAGCTATACCGGCTGCCAACAGGGCTTAGATTGAGAAGCTTTAATCGCGACGAACACCCAGACGAGGATTATTCGTTCGAGCATCTGCAAGATGAGCCTATCTCGATAATTGGCCACGTCTTTTGGTGGGCGATGTACGCCAGATAAGTCCTCCCCAACCAAAAATAATCCCACCTAACCGTGGGATTTTTTTTGCCCTCAAAAAGTGCTTACAACCACAGCAACAACCACCAAGCATTTATTTACAACCAAAACACTTGCGCACTCCAACTTATGGTTGTAGATTTAAGCCATCGCCGGATAACAACCGGCCAGATGGAAGGCAGCGATGAACCGGCCTCAACGGTTCAGAGGGTTGGCAACTGACCCGGGCGTGCAGCGTAAAGCGCCAAGAACAGTTATCCAGCGGGAGAACAAGCCGAAAGGCCCGCGGCTGGACAAACAATTTGATCAGGCCGGCGGCAGCGCCAGTAGCGGGAAGCCGGCCAGCGAGACAAGAAGATTTCACTGGCAGGCCTTCGCAGGAGGGCCTGACGGGAAATCAACCAGGAGGGAAATCAGTGAACTCGAAAATTGTTGTCGGTTTATGGAAAGGCCATCTCGGTAAGGGCCTTGCTCCACGCGAGCTGCAGTACGTGATGGGCGCCGCCCAGGGGATGACAGCAAAGGAGATAGCCAAGCAATTCAATGTAGCCGCCTGCACCGTTGCAAAGCGGCTTGCCAGCGCGATGTTCAAACTGGGAGTTACTCGCCAAACGGCTCTCGTTGCCGAGGCGATGCGGCGCGAAATCATCGTTGGTCTTCCTGAAAGCCCGAATCCTCAAGGCCCGGCAGGAGAATCGAACGATGGTGTCTTTATCGCTTAAACAACGGCAGAACATCACTTCTGCACCTTGGCGACAGGGTGCAGCGGGATGACAACCGACGAGGAATCAAGCATGCAAGTAGCAGCGCAACAACAAATCACCATCCCTGAAATAGGCGCTGTGTGGCCTGGTCAGGGCGGCATCTACGGTGGACTTCGCCAGTATCCAGAAGGTCTCTGTCACATAATCTATGCAGCCCATGATGTGCCAGGTCGTCACGAATACGGCGATTACGGAGTGGATGTCGATGCATTGAGCCGAACCGATGGCCGTGCCAATACCGAGATCCTGATCAGTCGAGACGGCAAGCACCCCGTCGCGATCGCAGTCACCGCGTACACCGCCGACGGGCATACCGACTTCTATCTGCCTTCCATTGGAGAGCTGCACCATGCCTGGCAGTTCGCTCCCGAGTCGTTCAGCGAGGAGTGGTATTACCTGTCTTCAACGCAGCGCTCCGCCGACACCGCCTACGGCATGGACTTTGAAGATGGCTGGCTCAGCGGCTACGACAAGCACTTCGAGCGGCTCGCGCGCCCTGTCCGCAGATTCCTTCAGTAATTCATTCCTTCAATTTTTTTCGAACAACCAGCGCCACGACAGCCTGTCGTTAACTGCCCGAGGCCCTGGCACTCCCCAGCACCAGGCCGCATCGGAGTGTGATCTGTTTGCCCCGCAATGGGTGGGCCCAGCAATGGGAAGCCGGAGCGGAGGAATATGGGAGGCGCAAGCCAGTAAGCCGGGCAGCCCAGACCGGACAACAGATCACACCCCTATGCGGACGAACACCCGGCTCGCGCCGGCCACCTGCATTTGAACCCACCCAGAACGGAGGATTGGCAGCCATGTAAACAACAAACCCAGGCGCTCGACCGCCACCCCCTGCGTGACATAGGGAGGTCTATGTACCGCAACGAAAGCCCGGTCCCGATCGGGCTTTTTTACGCCTCGCCTTTATCCGTCAGCACCCTCCCCTGGGCCCACCGGCACAGACCAGGCGGTCAGGTTGCTGACGAATAAACGCCAACCACCCCGAGGGATCAGCCATGCATCCATCATTTCAAGAGCGCATCGACGAACTCGGTGTGCTGCTGCAACAAACCAACGCCGCGCGAGTCGCGTTCTTCAGTCGCACTGATCGACCGATGCCGAAAAAACCGGTGCGCTACCAGGTAACAGGCGAAAGCGTCGGTATGTTCCAGATCGTCGACCTCACCACCGGTAAGACTCGCGCCTTCCGCCAGGACTATAAGGACGCTCACGACCTCGCAATGAAGTTCGAAGCAGCAACCAACCGCATCCCAGGCGGTGCGCAATGATTGGCGAACCGATGCCAAACCCTAAAGACGCGTTGATCGCCGATCTGCATCGCCAGATGGACGCATTCTTCGGCGCAGGCAACAAGGCTCAGCAGATCGACAGTGGCGTCACCGGCGAAGTGAATGGCCCGATCAAGAGCACCCGCAGCATCAAGCTGCGCGGCGCCCGCGACAAGGACGCACCCAGGCTGAAGGAGTTGGCTGAAGCCGGCTTGTCCGCCATCGAGGCCGCCAAAGAAATGGGCACCGACAGCAAGCGGGCCAGGCTGATCGCTCAAGAGAACGGCTTCAAATTTGCCGACACCCCATGAGGCGCATCAGCAAGATCACCGCCGCGCGGCGCCGGCCGACATGGATGGCTATCCCGGCAAGTGGAATCGAAGAGGTAGGCCATGGCCAAAGACAACGCGCAGATCCAGCGGGACAAGCGCGCGAAAGAGAAGGCGCTGCTCGATAGGATCGGCGCCGAGAAGCGAACGCTGATTGTCTCGAAAGCGCTCGATGATGCACTTCAGGTGCTGGGCGATCGCCACGATTTCAAGGAGTGGCAGGAAACGGTATCGACGTTCCTTATCAACTTGGCAGCAGCACCCGCCGAAGAGTCGGCGCGATTCGCATCTATGTCGCGACCTGTTTTTGAAGTTACAGAAAGGCAGTCGCGACAGCTTGAAGAGTTCAGCAAGACCGGCATCGAACCAGCATAACCCACCCTACTCGCTGCATCCGGTAACCGGAGGGCGGCGCTTACCCGGAGTAAACCCATGACCAAGCAAGCACAGCAAACAGTACTCGCCGCAGAACTCCCTGAGCGCGGCCAACCTCTGGCCGGCGGCGTGTTCGTCACCCGCTACTGGATCAACGGCGTTGAGCGCGCCCTGATCCTGCTGCCTGACGAACTCAGCGGCCCGTGGGGCGAGTACGGCGTGAAGATCGAAGGCGCCGACAGCTACAGCGACGGCGAATCGAACACCCGTGCTATGGCCGAGGCCGGCAGCGTGATCGCCGTGAAGGCGCTGGAGCTGGATGGCTTCATCCCGTCCTGCCTTGAGGGTCAACTGCTGATGGCGGCCAAGGCCGATGGTCTGGTGGAGCTTCGCGAAGATCGCTACCACTGGCTGAGTACGCAGCGCTCCGCCAGCGGCGCCTACGGCATGGTCTTTGAAGATGGCTGGCTCAGCTACTACGTCAAGGTCTACGAGCGGCTCGCGCGCCCTGTCCGCAGCCTCCCTATTCAGTAATTCATTCCTTCAATCGTTTTTCGCAGGTGATTCCCGGGAGCGCCAGGACGGCGCTCAGACCAGAAGCTCGTCGGGAAGCGCCGGCTACCTGCACCTTTATCTCGCTCACAGGAGCATCCAATGCGCGCAAATGAACTGACCACGTACACCCGTGGAGACCTGACTATAAGCAGCCCGGACGAAGGCGTGGTGCTGAAGCTGGCAACCCTGGCCATCGCCGCGGCGCCGGCCATTGCGGAAAGCGGAATCCCCGCCATCGGCGAGTACTGGCCTGGCGAAGGCGGCGTGAACGGCGGGCTGTTCCCGCGCGGCGACAAGCCCTACTACCTGATCGTCCCTACCGGCATTGATGCCGAAGCCACGCACGAGTGGGGCGGTTATGGCGACGAGCTTAACGGCGCCAACAGCCCGTGGGACGGCCAAGCAAACACGGCGGACCTGGTCGGTGTTGACACCTCACACCCGGCAGCCCAGTTCTGCGCGGCCTTCGAACGTGACGGGCACAAGGACTTCTACCTGATGGCTCGCCGTGAGGCGTCCTTCCTCGAAATCACCGTGCCTGACGTGTTCACCCAGGCGTACCACTGGACGAGCTCGCAGCGCTCCGCCAACATCGCCTACACCATGGACTTTGAAGTTGGCTGGCTCTTCAACTTCGTCAAGCTCAACGAGCGGCTCGCGCGCCCTGTCCGCAGAAAGTTTATTTAATCATTCAATTCTTCATTCATGGGCGCGGTAGCGCCCTCGCTTTTCAGGAGTCCAGGGATGGCGCTGCATACGGATTTGGAAATCCACAAGGTGGCCGAGGAGTTGCTCGGGCTTTCGCTTGACCTGGTGCGCAATATCCCGCGCGACCTGAAACAGGTTGTCGGGGCAAAAATCCGGGACGAGTGCCTGCAGGTCCTGGTACTGATCGGCCGGGCCAACATGACCCGGGACAAGCTGCCCCACATCAACCTCCTGCTCGAAAGCATTTGGATGCTCAACTACCTGCTGCGCGCCCTCACCAACCGAGGGTTGATCAGCAAGGGGCAGCACGCCAAAGCAATGATGATGACGGCCTCAATAGGCCGCCAGGCCAACGCCTGGAAGAAATCCGCAACCGCGCCCGCTGCTTGAGGGTCAAGGCCCTCTTGCCTGTGCGCCAAATCTGGTCGAGCCGCTGACCTATGGGTCACCGCCACGCGCAAAAACAGATACCGCCGGTCTAAAGCGTCCGCGTAGGTCTGGCGCAGTTTCCAAGCTGATCGGCTCCGCCTTCGGCTTGGCGATGTAGATAGCTCGACAGGTCGCAGCGCTCCGCCAACAACGCCTACAACATGGACTTTGAAGATGGCTGGCTCAACAACAACGACAAGAACAACGAGCGGCTCGCGCGCCCTGTCCGCAGATTTAAGTGTTGCTCCCTTCCAGTTTGAGGATCTCGTCCAGGCTTACTACGACTGCCGCCGCAACAAGCGGAATTCAGCGAGCGCCCGGCTATTCGAGAAAGACATGGAGATCAACTTACTGGAGCTGCACGACGACCTGATTGCCGGCACATACCGGCCAGGCCGATCCATCTGTTTCGTGGTGACCCGGCCGAAAGCTCGCGAAGTGTGGGCAGCAGCCTTTCGGGACCGCGTCGTCCACCACCTGCTGTACAACCATGTGGCACCGCGCTTCTACGCCAGCTTCATAGCGGACAGTTGCGCATGCATTCCAGGGCGCGGCACGCTGTACGCCGCCAAGCGCCTTGAGTCGAAGATCCGCAGCGCCTCGCAGAACTGGTCAAAGCCGATCTTCTACCTCAAGTGCGACCTGGCCAACTTCTTCGTCGCCATCGACAAGGCGGTGCTGCGCAAGCAGTTGGAAGCCAGGATCACCGAACCCTGGTGGCTGGCCCTGGCCACGCAGATCCTCATGCACGACCCGCGCGAGGATTACGAGACCCGCAGCCCAGCGCACCTATTCAACCGTGTACCGCAGCACAAGCGCCTGGTGGCACAGCCTGCTCACCTCGGTCTGCCGATCGGAAACCTGTCGTCGCAGTTCTTCGCCAACGTCTATCTCGACGCCCTGGACCAGTTCGCCAAGCACCACCTGCGCGCCAAGCACTACATCCGCTACGTCGACGACTTCGTGTTCCTACATGAGTCGCCACAGCAGCTCAACCAGTGGCTGGCTGAGGTCGAAGAGTTCCTGCCCAGGCTCGGTGCCAAGCTGAACCCCACCAAGACGATCCTGCAGCCCGTGGATCGCGGCGTCGACTTCGTTGGGCATGTGATCAAGCCTTGGCGGCGCTCGACTCGCAAGCGGTCGCTTGCCCAGGCGCTGAAGCGAACCGCTGCGGCGCCGGCCGAGGATCTGCGCGAGACAGCCAACAGCTACTTCGGCCTGCTCAGCCAGGCCAGCCATAGCCACAAAGACCGGGCAGCACTCGCCCGCGTCGTGCTGAAGCGCGGCAACAGCGTCAACGCGGCGCTGACCAAGACCTACCAGAAGAAATAGCCCACCTTTTTTACCGAATCACGCTAAACGCGAGGATCCCCTATGTCCGCACAACAGAAGAAACACCCCTTCGATTTCAAAACCCAATACGGACTCGGCTTCAACCCTCAGGACGATGAGATCGTTGTCGACTTCTTCTGTGGTGGTGGCGGTGCCGGTACCGGGCTGGAAATGGGCCTGGGCCGCGCGGTGAACGTGGCGAAGAACCACAGCCCGCAGGCCATCAGCATGCACACCGTCAACCACCCAGGCGCCCAGCACTTCACCACCGACGTGTTCGAAGGTGACCCGGACGCCGAGTGTGGCGGTAAGGCCGTAGGCTGGTTCCACATGTCGCCGGACTGCACGCACCACTCCCAAGCGGCCGGCGGCCAGCCGCGCAAGCGCGAGATCCGCAACCTGTCGTGGATCGGCCTCAAGTGGGCAGGCATAAAGCGCCCCCGGGTGATCAGCCTGGAAAACGTGAAACAGATCCTGCAATGGGGCCGCTTGATAGCCAAGCGTGACAAGGCCACCGGCCGCGTGGTGAAACTCGGCGGCGAGATTGCAGCACCTGGTGAAGTTGTGCCGGTGGGCCAGCAGTTCCTGATCCCTGACCCGAAGCAGCGCGGCCGCACATGGCGCCGCTTTGTAGCCCTGCTGGAAGCCATGGGTTACGTGGTTGAGTGGAAGGTGATCAAGGCCTGCGACTTCGGCGCGCCAACCAGCCGGGAACGCCTGTTCATGATCGCCCGGTGCGACGGCCAGCCCATCGTGTGGCCGGAGCCAACCCACGCCAAGAACCCTACCAATGGCCAGCAGAAGTGGAAAACCGCTGCTGACTGCATCGACTTCACCGACCTGGGCAAAAGCATCTTCGGCCGCAAGAAAGACCTGGCACCGGCCACTCTGCGCCGCGTAGCCAAGGGCATGAAGAAGTTCGTTATCGACAGCGCTGCCCCGTTCATTGTGCCGATCGCCAACTGGTCAGGGCTGACAGTGCAGTCGGCCGATGAGCCGCTGCGGACCATCACCTCCTACCCGAAGGGCGGCGCCTTCTCGGTGGTCAGCCCGGTGATCGCACCAGCAACCCACCAGGGCAGCGACCGCATTAATGACCCGCTTAAGCCGCTGCCGACGGTGACCTGTGCCAACCGTGGCGAACTGACGCTGATCAGTCCAGTCATGGTCGGTGCGGGCGGCCCGGTGTACGCCGGGCACCCGGTATCAGCAGACCAGCCGATCGGCACTCTTATGACTCGCAGCCATCGCGCCGTCGCATCGGCCTGCATCGTCCAGGCCGGGCACGGCGAGGGCTCCGGCGCAAACAAACGGCGCTCCCACGGGGTGAACGATATATGCGGGCCGATCGGTACCGTTACAGCCAGCGGCGGCGGCCAATCCATCAGCACCGCGGTGATGATTCAGGCCAACGGCGGATTCAATACCACGCACGCCAAGGGCATGCACGAACCCATGACGACGGTCACCAACACCGGAAGCCAGCAGCAACTGGCGGTGGCGAACCTGGTGCACCTGCGCGGCAACTGCGATGCACGGGACGTGAACGACCCGCTGCACACCGTCAGTGCCGGCGGCCAGCACCACGGGCTGGTGAGCGCATTCATGGAGCGGGCATTCGGCGCCAGCGTGGGCCAGGGCCTGGATGATCCGGCGCCGACCATCACTGCCGGTGGCGGCGGCAAGAGTTCCCTGGTATCGCTCACACTGTCGCCAGAGCATGAAGCCGGCGCCCTTCGCGTCGCCGCCTTCCTGATCAGCTACTACGGCACCGAGAACACAAGCGCCTGTGACGCGCCAGCACCGACCATCACCACCAAGGACCGCCTCGCAATGGTCACCGTAATGGTGAAAGGCACGCCATACGTGATCGTCGACATCTGCTTACGGATGCTGAAACCGACTGAGCTGTACAAGGCCCAAGGGTTCCCGGCCGACTACATCATCAGCCACGGCGCCGACGGCAAGCCGTTCACCAAGACTCAGCAGGTGCACATGTGCGGCAACAGCGTCAGCCCACCGCCGATGGCTGCGCTGGCACGCGCCAATGACCCATGGCGAATGGCTGAGCGTCAGGCGGTTGCAGCTTAAACGCGCTCTGCAATCAGCCTGGTCCCCACCTCACGCCCAGCGACCTGCGCCAGGCCACGGTCGACATAGGTTCGGTCACCCGCAACAACAGGCACTACCACTTCACCACCACGCTTTATCTCGACGTTGATACGCCAGGTCTCCCGGCCCTCATCGTCCTTGTCGCATTCCATGTAGTTCCAAACCTGAAAGCCTTCGATCTCATCGTAAATATCGTGCTTGGTCATGGTCCTGCCCATTTATAGGAAGGGGTCATCGTAGCACCACACCCCGGGCATGGCCCGGAAGGAACTCCTGAATGAGTAATTTGAACCAGTCCAAGGAAGATCTCGACGCCGTGCTGCACTGGCGCAGCAAGCACGCTCAGGCGATCCGCGAGCGTGACGCACTGCAGGTTCTGCTGACCGCAGCGGATGAACGGGCGGATATGCTGGAGGGGTTGCTGCTCCAGACAAACGAGTTGCTCTATGAGATCCAGGGTGACCCGGGAGCGGTGCCGTCTTCGGAGATTGATGCGATTCGCGGTGAGGTGTTTACCGCACTCAAGCCAGCGGAGGGTGGTGGCGATGAATAACCCGCGCATTGTCTGCCAGTTCAGCTGCGGAGCTGCCTCGGCGGTGGCCACCAAGCTGGCGCTAGCTCAATACGGCGCCACGCATGACGTGCAAATCATCAATGCGTTCTTGGCCAATGAGCATGAAGACAGCCGGCGCTTTCTGCTGGACTGCCAAGCGTGGTTTGACCAGGACATAACTCAGCTAAAGGACGAGAAGTACGACGCGGACATCATCCAGGTGTTTCGGCGCGAGAGGTTCATGAAGGGCCGAAACGGAGCGCCCTGCACCAAGCTTCTGAAACGTCGCCTGCTCGATGCATGGAAGCAACCGGGCGACGTAATGGTGTTCGGCTACACCGCCGAAGAGGTTGACCGCCTGGATGACTTCAGGGACCGGAACCCTGATCGCCCCGTTATTGCCCCTCTCATTGACGCGGGCCTGGGAAAAGAGGACTGCAAGGCTATGGTTATGCGGGCTGGAATTGTACTTCCGATGATGTACCGACTCGGCTATGACAACGCTAACTGCATCGGCTGCGTAAAGGGTGGAGAGGGCTATTATCGAGCGATTCGCGAGGACTTCCCTGAGCAGTTCGAAGAGCTTTGCAAGGTTCAAGACGAGCTTGGACCAGGAAGCTACCTCCATCGCAACCGCGACACCAATGTGCGGTTTTCCCTGCGCAACCTGGGCGATGGCCCTGTGCGGCGTAATGAGAAAATCCCTTCCTGCTCGTTCTTCTGCGAGATGGCCGAGGCCGATATCGCTCAGGAAGATCAGCCATGAAAGCTCAACTACCCGCCTACTGCTGGTGCCTGCTGGCACTGGCACTGGCACAACTGATTTGCTGAGGTGATTTATGAAAACTGAAGTTGGCGATGGGCTCCAAAAGCATATTTGTGAAGAATCAAATCGTTTGCGCAACATGGCAAATATGTACGCAGTCCAATACGCGGAAAGTGACGACCCAGCCGATAAGGCGAACTACACCCGCTACAGGTTTGCGGCAGACGAAGTGCAAAAGCTGCATGCGCCGACCTGCAATGTTCTTCACGCACTCGAAGCGCAAATACCGGACAAGGTGAAGCCATGACCACCAACCAAACGATTGACGGCGTGCCGCGTGAGCTGCTGGAGAACTTCGCCAGCTATGCCGAAGGATCTGCAAGCGGTGAAGTACAACTGTGGGTTAGGAAGCTACGCGCCCTACTGGACAAGACCGATGCCGGAATATCGGCATCTACTCAAAAGGTGGTTCCCTTAAAGTTGCTGATAGACCTGAGCAAACCACTGGTCGAAGACGTAGATTTGCATGCGCGGATTAGTGCCCGCAATGAACTGCGCGATCTTCTAGGTGATGATGGTGTATGGGTCGCATCGGCGCCGTCTGTACCTTTCGAGCAGCACCTGAAAGTCATAAGCGGATCAGAGCAGCCCGCTCCGGTAGCGGTGGTGCTGCCTGAGCGCCGCGAGCCTACCCAGGACAATCCGTACTTGAGCGATGCCGACCGCGAATGGAACGCCTGCGTCGACGAGCTGAAACGCCTCAACCCCTCTCTGTAACCCATCCCCCTTCAAAGTCAGCCGCTATAGCGGCTAGCTACATATGGAATGTCAGTTCTTCGGCTTCTGAGAGATCCCAATGACCATAAAGACGATACCGGGGATCCAGATACCGGGGATCGAGGTGGCCAGGCCCACTGCTAGAAATGACGCGCCCACAATGAACATTGGTCGTTTGATTGTGTTTTCCATAACTCACACCCTCCATTAAGAATTTTTCACATTTAACCATAGAGTCAGCCGCTATAGCGGCAAGGAGAGGCTCTACGGCGCAAATTCACCCAGGCTTTCGCGAGCTGTTGGGATCGCGTACTCAAGCAACTCTAAAGGGACATCCTGCTCGAACAAAGTCACTTCAAAGCGCAGCGTTTCGTCGTTCCTGAATATCTCAAAGATCATGTCGTTGCCGCGCCAGCACTCAATCCCCAAGCCGTCATGCCCTCTTGTCACGTCTGAGGCGGTAAAAAACGTGTATTCAACTCCGTGTACGACCACGTCGCACCTCCCTATCTGAGGTGGCAACGATACCTCTCACCTCTACGAATTTGATAGCCGCTATAGCGGCAAGGACGAAGTCATGCCTGAAGAAATCGTTTTGATCCAACCGCTGCCCGTGGAACGTGACGAAACTGGCTGCTGGACACACCCAGCCTGGCCCTCCACTGATGACGAGCTCATTCCATACGCTTGGTTCACAGACCGGGGCCTGGAAGTCCGTGAGCGAAATTTCGAGGATGACGCCCCAGATGAGCTGCAAGCGGCATGGTTCGCCAGTGGCATCGCGGATTGTACGGCCTGGGCGCCGACACGGCCCGCTGGTGATGGCTGGTTCATCTTCTCGATCCACGACACCGAAGACGGCCCAGTGTGCGTATGGGTGCGGTATGTGCCGAGCCTGCAGCGAGAAGTCGACGCCGTGGCAGTTGGCAAAGAGTTCTGCGGCGCGTGCGGTGACGGTTGCGGCTCTTGCCAGGTTGCAGAGGAAAGCGCGCTGGTGACGCCATGATCGCCACCCTCTGGTTCGCCTACGCCTTCATCTACAAGGGGCCGAGGTGATTCAGGAAGTCTTTGGGCTCCTGGTGTCGAACCAGAGCGCGAGCAGTATCGGCCCAAAACTTAATGAATACATTGGCCATACGCCAATTTTGCCCGCGCTATGCAATGCAATGGCGATGCCCCCAACGACAATGGCAACGCAGTAACCAAAAAATACAGAGCCTTTCATGGTGATATCTCGAATTCCGTTTTCGAAAGCTGGATGTAAGTGGGGGCCATGATACCCACACTTCATAAGTCCAACTAGTTCATCCCCTCCCCTCTAACCTCAATCCCCCTACATGCCTGCCGGTGAGAATCAGGACTGCTTCTTGCCCTTCGCCCACCCGCAAACCATAAGAACCAGGCCGGGGATCCACAAGGCCGGCGCAGTTATCGCGAGACCGCAGATTGCCAATGGGAGTCCAGTCAAAAACAGCGGGTTTCTAAACGCCTTATCCATTTCGCGCCACCTTTAAGAATTCATCTCATTAAACCATAAGTGCCTGCCGGTGAGCGGCGGGCGAGGTATTCCTATGCCCGAAGAAACTGAAGTGCTGTATGTCGTCCACGCCCAGGGCCCCGACGATCTGTACGCGGCTGCCAGCAAAGAGGAAGCCGACACGCTGGCTGCCAAGCAGAACGAACTGGTGCCGATGGCGAAGTGCATTGTGATCGTCAGCCCATGGTCTCCGGTCGATCACTGGAAAACTCTGGCCGAACAGAATGCAGAAGACGCTAAGTACCTGCGCAGCGGCTGGCAAGCCGACCTGAACCGGCTCAACGCTGCGAAAGCTGAAATCACCGCACTGAGCAAGAACGTGATCGACATGACCCGCGAGGACTTCGATGCAACGTTGAACAACCTTCGCAGGATGGGCGCCAGCATCGACGGCGACAACGCCTACAAGCGCGATCTGTGCGACTCGATTTTCGGGGCCCTGGCCTTCGGCGCCCAGAACACCAACCCGCCGCCGGCGGATCACTGGGGGCAGCGCTTCTGGGATATCGGCCGGGAGGAGCGCGCAATGCAGGAAGAGCTACTCGAAAGCCTATCCAACTTGGTCGGCCTGGCGAAACTCGGCGCCGCCAGGCTCGACAAGTACCACGCAGCCCTTGCCCACGCCGAGGCAGTAATCGCCAAGGCCACCCGATAACCCACCTTCTGCCGCCCAGCGCGGCAAGGACACCCCATGTTCGCAACGAAACTCACCCTGATCCTGCTGGGCGCTTTGCTGTACCTGGCCGCCACCGGCTACTGGTTCACCTGGCTCGGGCCTGAACTACTCAGCACCGGCACCACAGAGGCATTGCTCAGCGCATTCGCCGGCACCTGTGCCTGGATGCTGATCACCTTCGGCGTGGTCATCCACATCATCAAGACAGCGCGGCCCACAGCGGGCGGCGGGAGGTAATTATGCAGGCAGAAATCCTGTCGGACGATGAGCTCGCCGACCTGACCGGTTACAAACACCGCGCCCACCAGCGCAAGTGGTTGAAGGACCGCAACTGGGTGTTCATTGAGAGCCGCGGCGGTCGCCCGCTGGTTGGTCGGATGTTCGCTCGTATGAAACTTGGCATGGTCAGCCCGACGATCATTGACCCAAACCCGCCGCCGGCGCGCCCGGCATGGACGCCAGACTATTCCAGAGTGAGCTGATATGCGTCCTCGAAACAAGGAATACCGACACCTACCCCCGCGCATGTATCAGCGCACAAGGAAGCGTAAAAACGGCACTACCTGGACCGCGTTCTACTACCGAGACGCAACCGGAAAGGACGTGCCGCTGGGCAAGGATTTGGACAAAGCGCGGCTGAAGTGGGCCGAGCTTGAAGCCAAGGACAAGCCCTGCGATCTAACCATGATGAAGGGAATCTTTGATCGCTACGAGCGCGACGTCATACCAAAAAAAGGCGAGCGCACCCAGAAAGACAACCTGGCCGAGCTAAAACAACTGCGTCCCATGTTCGACGGGGCGCCCATCGACTCAATCACGCCAGCCAATATTGCTGGGTACCGCGATGCGCGCACCGCAAAGGTTCGGGCCAACCGGGAAATTGCCCTGCTCTCCCACGTATTCAACCTGGCCCGGGAATGGGGTCTTACCGAACGGGAGAACCCGTGCCAGGGCATTCGGAAGAACAAGGAAACTCCACGCGACTACTACGCCAACGCGGCAGTTTGGGATGCGGTCTACGGGATGGCAGAGCCAGAGCTCAAGGAAGCCATGGACTTGGGCTACCTGACGGGTCAGCGGCCGGCCGACGTGATCGTCATGCGCAGTGATGACACTGAGGGGGATTACTTCCTGGTTACGCAAGGGAAGACAAAGCTGAAGCTCAGGATTCTTATGCGCACGGAGGCAGGGGAAAACAGTTTGGGGAAATTGATTAGGGAGATAACGGAGAGGAATGCACACCACCCTTCCAAGTATCTGCTGATCAGCAAGCATGGCAAGAGGATGACGAAGGGGATGTTGCGCTTGCGCTGGGACAAGGCGCGGGACAAGGCGCAGCAAAAAGCAATCGATCAGGGAGACCAGATGCTCGCCGCGAAGATTGGCGGGTTTCAGTTTCGCGATATCCGGCCAAAGGCGGCATCGGAAATCGTCGATATTGGTGACGCAAGCCTGCTGCTGGGGCATAGCCAGCAGGAAATTACCAAGCGGGTTTACAGGAGGATTGGCGCTACCGCGAAGCCGTCAAAATAGGAAAGTTCTGGAACACTTCCACAATAGTTATGGAACGCCTGACAAAAACCGCCTTTTCCTGCCCAACCCCCAGAAATGCAAAAGCCCCGCATCAGCGGGGCTTTCGTGTAAATCTTGGCGGGAAACCAGGGATTCGAACCCTGGGAACGCTATTAACGTTCGCCGGTTTTCAAGACCGATAGGAAAATACAAGCAGGGATAGCCTTAGAGGCTAGGTGGCGTCCCATAACGTGAAGAAAACGACAGAGCTGGAGACCGCATTCTATCAGGGGTGCGGCTTTAGTTCTGGGACCGTTTTACAACCCTCCCCCGGCGTCCTGCCACCGAACACAAAACCAAAATCTGCTACAGCTCGTCGCCTCAAATCGCGCAACGATCAAACCTCGATTACTGTATGCGCATACAGTATTTGGATTTACCCACCATGCACATCGATGAAGACACCTGCGAGTGGCTTGACCTCCCATCGCCCCTGGAAATGTACAAACATCACGCGGCGTTGCTCGAAGACGAGATCGCCGCGCTTCATCTACAACTGCGCAAGGCCCGGGATAACGTCCGGGGCCTGGTGCAAATGAACGACGAGCTTGCCACCGGCAAAGCCATTGCCGAGACCGCGCTTAAAAAGGCTCTTGCTGACGCGGGCAGGCTCAATCAAGAAACCTCAGAAATGGGCCGTCGCATAAATGGTCTGATGGCCGTGGTCGAACAGCGTGACCACCTGTTTAGGGAGAACCAGCGGTTGCTGATGGAGAGGAATCGCACCTCTACTGACACGCATTGACCGCTGCAACCAACTGCCGCTCATAGCCAATACGCTGCCGGCGCTCAGCCAGCAAAGCACGCACCTTAACTTCCAGGCTATCGGACTTCTTCAAGCCGGTAGCTGCCCATGGCGGCACCGCTACCTCTTTCGTCTTGCACGGCACCTGCACCGGCGTCCTGCCGACCGAACGCAACCCCCTATTCCCCCAGGCTGTCATACGCCTGCTCGCAGGTCAGGCCCCGGGCTCTGGCTTGGTCAGCCACTGTTGCCAGATCACCCGCTCGCTGGTCAGCGCGTTTGAGCACGTCGGCAAGCACCATGACGGCACGGGTAGCTGCCGCGCTTGCGGCGGCAGTGCAGGAATTGCCGCTGGCTTGACTGGCTGCGATGCGACTGGCAAGGCCGTCGGCTGCGCTGCGCAACCTGTCAGACTCACGGTTAGCAGCAGTGACAGCAGCAGCAGCGGTATCGATAAGAGCTTGGCCATTCTGGACTACCTTGTTGATCGCCTGTTGGCGGGACTGTTCTTTGGCGCGCTCTGCGGCCTCGTTGGTGGCCTGGGCGGCTTCATCACGCGCATCCCGCTCGCTCCACTTTGCCTGCCACTCGTCATTGGTGACCGTCACACCGTGGTGGTACACGCCAAACAGAGCAACAGCCACCAGCAGCAGCGCGACTATATAAGGAAGGATCTTCAGCAAGATCGTGCTCATGCTGAGGCCACCCCTATAGCAATTGCCTGGGTTCCAGTCTTCCCGGCAAACAGCGCAGCCTCGGCCGCCCTGCGCCGAGTCAGGCCGCGCATCGGCTTACCCGCAGCGCGGTTCCAGCGGGAAAACTGTGCTGCAGCGCCGGCCATGTCGCCAGCGTTGACCAGATTCAGCAGCGTCGAGCCTTCGAAGTTGCCCGCGCCGAGGTTGTAGACGAAGTCGACCAGCGCATCGAACTGACCCTGGTCTACCCCACCAGTGACTGCGCACGAGACCGTCAACTCGCGCTCGGCCAAGTCTTCAAGCAACTGGGCATCAGCCTTGGCCTGTGTCCATACAAGCCCCTGAGCGACTTCGGGACCAGTGTGGCCCCAGCCGATTGTCCACGGCGCTCCACCTGTGGCAGGGTCTGGATAGGCGCTCAACGAGCAGTTTTCAAAGTGCTTCAGCACGGCGATGCCGTTTTGAGATATGCGCATTTCTCAAGCTCCATGAACAAAAACGCCGGCTTGGCGGCCGGCGTTCGGGAGGATCTGCAGCAACTGCTGCTCGGTGATTGGCATGGCTTTTCTCCAGGCGAAAAAAACCGCACAAGGCGGCAGAGGTCGATCGGCGATGGATCAGCTCGGCTGTACTGGCCAATCGATTGTGGTGGGGAACCCGGCCTGATCTGGCACTCGATTAACGTCGACCCTGTATTGCTTCCAAAGTTTAAGGTTTGCTTTGTCGACATCGGTAGCGCTGTCGAGGTCTATCGCGTCTTGCAGCGGCGCAATGCGAAATGCTGCCAGCGTTAATAGGTAGTCGCGGCGGTCGTTAGCAATTGCGGTCAGCTCTCCCAGCGTTGGCTCCGGCTCCGGTTCCGGTTCGGGCACCAATGGCGGTGCAACTTTGAATCCGTTATCAATAGTAACTTCGAGCCCCGCGCACATCCCGTTCACGGCTTCCGCATATTGCTCTTGCGTAATTTCAATCGCATCAGAAAACGGCTCGGTGGAAATTTGTCCGTTGGCGGCGTATGGCATTATTTGACTCTCATATAGTAAGTGACACCGATGTTTTTAGAGCGGGTCTCATTGCCGATGCGCGGAGCACCGTTTGTGCCGTCAGTGACGGGGTCGCCTGTCGTAGCCGACTGCCCGATGCCGCTCGCTGGAGCTGGGAGCTGCCAGCTTTGTGCCGAACTTAGCGATATGAATGCTGTTGCAGGGCTAAGCGGCGAATGGCGATGGCCATGCCCTTGGTCGGCCTCAATCCCACCGCTGTTACCCGCGCGCAAACTGCGCCGCTCAGTGTTGATAAGTTGCACTGTTTGCCCATTGATTGGGCTGCCGGACAAACTTACAACAGCCGTTGCAATAACAAGTGGTGCCGAACCCGTGACGCTCTCAGAAGTTAGCACTCCGGTGTTGTAAGCGTCTGCAGCCGTCATCTTGATATAGCGGTAAGCGCTGTTGTTGGTCGGTGGCTGGCTTACACCTGCGATATTATCAAACACAGCGATGGGCACACCCACTGGCTGGTAAAGCCAGGGATCGGCCGCGACTGTCGGCGGTAACGGATCACGTAATACAAAATCAGTGCCGTCGTATTCAATGTCGCCGAGCTGGCCCACAGCAAATACTGCAGCTACCTTGGCGCCAGTCGAGTCGTACTGTTTAAGGTTCTGGGTGCCCCTTCCGGACACGTTAATGGTGTCGTTACCGGTACTGTTCTGGCTGAACTTCACCCGAAATCGCAGCGGAGCTGCGTATGCGGAAATCGCTGGAACCGGAGCGAGCGTAAGCGCACCAGGAACGCCAGAAGTTGTAAACGCGGTAAAGGCCTGGGACTGGGTAGCATTTGCGAGTTTCTTTGCAGTAACAGCGGCTGCGTCATCAACGCCGGCGTTGACAATGGTCTGTGTGGCGATCTTCAACCAACCGAAAGCGGTCTCCGTCGCTTGTCCGATATAATTGGCTAGCTTTTGAGCAAGCTTAAGTGGAGTGATGGCAGTGGAGTCATCAGTCCCTGCGATAGCTTGCGGATTCGTCGACAGCTTCAAGATGCCGGCGGCTGTCTCGCTGGCTTGGCCGGCCGCACTACTTTGAACAATTTTGGCAATCGCCAGAGCCAACTGGTTGTATTGCCCTTTTGCCGGGGTTATTCCGCCGGCGGCCAAAACGTTGAGATTCTCCATCATGAGCATGTTCATAAATTCGGCGGGGAGAATCGTCGGAGCTGCGCCCGTCGCTGGGTTGCCGTCTGTGAAGAACCCCACAGTACCCGGCGAGGTGCTGGCCGGGAGTAGCGGCGCAACAGACGAGTTATCAATTTGATACATCTAGGGCCTCACGAATAATGGAACTGCAAGATGGTGTGTGCTGGTTTGGCTTCGGATAGCTCGCACTCGAGGACTTTGTTTCCCCAGGACGACAACGGTTCGCCGGCGGCCGATTGCCCGGCCCGGAAATAGTTGACGGTGTTGAGTTTGGTGTTGATAGACCAGGTGAAAAACCAGTCAGTACCGCCGAGCTGCTGACCGCAGACGCTTTGCCCGCAACGAAACGGCGCGTACTGGGTGATGGTCACGGAGTAGCCGAGGCCGAGCGCATAGGCGATGAAGAACTGCATCGACTGGCCGCCGGTGCTGGTGAGCCGCGCCACGACCTGGTTGCGGCGCCCATGAAATGTGGGTGCCACGCCCGCGCAGGGATCTGGCAGGCCAAGCGTCTGTTCCCACTCGGTCAGGAAGTTGACTGTGGTCGAGGGGAACATGTCGGTGAGCAGACCGAGGCCTGCATCACTCAAACGCTGAAACGTCGGGGCAAAACAGGAAACCGCCTGGGCCTGAACACTCGAAAGCTCTTTGGGCCAGACCCGGCCGCGAGGCAACAGCCCGAGCAGCGCTGACGTGAAGTCGGCACTGGTGAACGAATACTTGGACATGGAGGCCTCACGCATACATGACGGGGCCCAGAGTCGGCAGATGGCCCAGCGTGTTGGGGATGTTGGCCACCGGGGACGTGATCACGAATCCCTTCGTGCCGGCGATTGCTGAAATCGCGGAACCGACATCCGAGAGGTCAACTGCCGACCCATCTGTCAGCGGAGCGCCCTGCTCCGTCAAGACTTCCGCGATTGCCAAAGCAATGGCAGCGCGGGTTGCAGTACTGGCGCCGGTGAGGCCTGTCAGCGTGAAAGGGATAGGGTTCGCTAATGGCGAGCAGACATAGGTCATCGCCGTCACGGGCTGCTCGACAAAGATGCTGTTGGCCACGGCGAGTTGGTCGCCGGAGGCAAGGTTTCCAGAGGTGACCCGGTTGTCGTTGGCCGAGACCCCGTTCGTGCCTTGAGGGAAGCCCTGATTCGCTGAGTTTGCTCCGTCGAACATCACGTATACGACGACGGTGCCTGTGCCGAAGCTGTTCGGCGAACACCACGCACGGGTAACGCCAGGCACAGCCAAGGCCCATGCCACGTAGTCGTTTTGGGAGCCGCCATTAGGCGTGCTCTGGTATGCCGCCAGCATCCGTGCGAATAGCGAGTCTTCTGTTTCCTGGTCGAAGCCGTCGGTGATAACCGCGGTAACGGCGCCGCTTGACTGCACTCCGGGAATTGAGGCCCCCAAAGTCATCAGGCTGTCCACCGGGGTATTGCCCGCCGAGCCCGCGATATCTGCTGTCACCGTTACCGCGATTGAGCCGCCGCTCCCGGCCGTGACTGTCGCTTGTGTTGTGAATGTCGCCGAGTCACCTCGGACGATTTGCGTGCCTTCGTCGATGATCGCGCGGGCGCTGGCCGGCAGTGTCACCACCATGCTCGCCTGACTCGCATCTTTTTGATAGACGTTCTTGAGCGCTGCCCAGGCTTGCAGGAACTCGCCGGACGCCGTGTACGGAACCCCCTGCTTCGCGATCCAGTCCAGATAGCCGTAATTCAGGTGGTCAAGGCCAGCCAGCGCCTTACCCAAAATCGAAACATTTGAAAAGCGAAGAAGGCCATCGGCCGTGGGAAGACCCGATGTGATATCTGCAGCGACCCGCGATCGCAGGTCAGAGAGCGTGGGTCTCGAAAACGGCATGGTTGATAAACTCCAGGCAATAAAAAACCCGCACTGGGCGGGCCGGTTTCAACAGGCGGTGTCAGGTCTGACGCCACACCCAGTTGAACTTGAGATCGGTGGTCGTTCCGTCTGTGCGGGTGATCCGAACAACGGAATACAGCGTGCTTTTACCTCCAATGGTGGTGGCCACCTTCACGCCGGCGGCAACCTGGTCATCGATGATCCACTGCAGAGCCTCTTGCATGTAAATCTGCGCAAGGTTGGCTACCTTGGCATCCAGCCGCGAGCGATCAAGCAGCCAAAGTCGAGAGCCAATCGGGACGTCTTCACCTTCATCACCCCACCAGCCCCGGCGATCCGTACCACCATCAGGCGGAACGTCATCCGGGTTGGCGAGCCGATCCGTGAACAAGCTGATCAGCACGGCTGTGGCCAGGTCATCGCCGCTGGCCAGCGCACCGCCACTGATTGACCAGTCGCCGGTGCCGCTCTCCACAATCCAGATTGTCGTGATATCGGTCATTGCAGTTGGTCCGGTACAGGGCTGGACGCGTGGTGGTGCCCGTTGTAGATGGTGCGCATCTGCGCCACGGTATGCGGGTTGGTCTGATAGTTGTCCTGGATATCACCGCTGACCTTGAGGATTGGCGTCTGCATCACCACGCTGTTCGAGGCATTGATGGTCACGACGGTGGCATTGTTGACCGTCACCGGGCTGCCAGCGGCCTCGATGACGATGCCCGCGGCATTGGTGAGGTAGACGTGTTTTCCCTGCAGGTCGTACAGCATGGTTTCGCCCTTGGTCAGACCCAGCGGACGACTCGCCTGGTGCCCGGTCGCAACCACGACACCTTTCGAACGGTCCCCGCCAAGGAAGACGACCAGCACGTCTGAGCCGTCCGGCGGTACCGAAGTCAGGCCAAACTCGGCAATTCGCGGCGTATCGTCCCGCGTCTCGTCATCATTAAGGGAGATCTGAAGTAACTGTGCCGGCTGACTGTCATCGGCGAAGGTGATGCGGCCCCAGCTCGACATCAACTGAATTCGGCGCCAGAGGCGCTGCATAATTCCTTCTGCGTCAGTAATTCCGGTCATTGATGCACCTGGGCGACATCGCCAAATAGAGGGGTCAGGTTGATGGGTTGCGGCACGAATGCTGATGGCGGCATGAGCGTTAATTCGGCAGTCGTTCCCCGACCGTTGGCGCGCAGAAAGGTTACCTCGGTGATCAGCAACTCTGCGTAGTTCAGGTTGAGTCTCGGGAGAGACACAGGAACAAGCGTATTTGGCTCCCACAAGGCTCCGGACTCATCTCTCCAACTGTCGGTGACCAAACGAACAACCATCGACCGCCCGGCTCGACGCGCGGCCTCCCAATGAGCCCGCTGAATGGCTATATCATTCCCAAGTCCGCCGCCCTCGGAAATAATGACCATTCGCCGATGGCGCAAACAGTTTGGATCGGTCGCTACACCAAGTTTATTGCCGGCCTCGCCCGCATCCAGATAAGTCTGAGTTGACTGAATGTAGGCTCTGTACTCGGAGTAGCGGAGATTTGCCGAATAATCGATATATGCGTTCTGAACATTTACGCCCTCAGCAAATCCGCTTACTACTGCGTGATTACTGGTTTGGGAAAGATACAGCCCGCCGTCTGGCAAGTCGTAAGCAAGTACAGCCGAGCCTCTCGCCACTCGGTCAATAATTTCGAACGCTGACTCGCCCAGCATTATATTTATTTGCGGCAGTATTGGTAATTCGTCGGAGGCCATACTGCTGGTGACTTGTATCCCTTCGGGCTTTCCGTTAACGACAGGGCCGTATGCTGACGCAAGGCGCTTAGCGATACCCAACACATTTGAGTTACTGATCTGCCCCCCTGGCCACTCTGCAGCACAATCCACCAGATCAGCACACTTGGAGCGACCAGTTAATCTGATCGAGTGGTCTGATGGACCGAAGCTTGGAATGTAGTGGTCTATATAGCCCGTTATGACGAGATCGTCTCCCAGCGCAACCGCACACGATGAGCCGGGGATAATTCCCAGATCGGCAAGCTCGCCCTGGTAAAGCTCTGTCATCCCGATACTGAAGTCGCTGGGTACCCGCTCGATTCCGCGAGTCACGCGAATATCGGTCCAGCCAGTGATGGCAATCTGCCCCGAGGATATGGTTAGATCATCAGTCATGGCGCTGCCTTATAGATGTCAAGGGTGCACGCTCAGGATAAAAACCATAAGCAAGGGGAAAGTATGAAACGGCACGTTTGGAAAGTAATTTTTATTGCATTAATTCTTGGGATGTATCTGTTAGCACAAAAAGTCTCTACCAATAATGATTTCGAAAACAAAAGCACCGCACTAATGAAGCAGCAAGGATTGAAGATAATAAGCGCGCTCGACCAATCTCCCGGCTGCAAAGGCATGTACTCTCTGCAATCAACCTCATTCAAGCAAGACTCTTTCTTTAGTACAACAGGCAAAGGAAGATCATTTTACACCGACAACAAAAACAACATTCTCGATGTGGATTGGAGTGCTGAAATTGTTGACGACGGTAAAATGATTTTTGTTAAAGCTAGCGATACAGCTTCACTCCAAGCCAAACTAACCGCATTATTGTTTACTTCGTGCCAAGCTTCGTAACATACCAATCTTTTTCATGGGTTATTTCGCTAACGCCGCAACCGATCCCGGCATGAACGCCGGGTGAATCGGGTTTGCCTGCTGGATCAGTTCGTCAGACCGCGTCGCGTCCTGGTACAACCGGTTGGCCATCACCAGCGCCGGGAGCTGAGTTTTGAAGGTGAACACCTCCAGGCTCGGCAACGTGGCCCCGGTGGTGGTCAACGCGCCCACGACAGCCTGACGCAGATCGATCAGCGCGTTGTAGCTGTCGTCGTCGCCCGTATCGCCGGCAACCAGAATCTCGGCATCGAGGAAGCCGGTCACCGTGTTCATGGTGGCAATGGCCTGATCGTAGGATTGCGGAACGTAGGTCGCGACCACTTGGCCGATCGCCGCCAGAGCGGCCCGGCGCAGCAGTGCGGCGGTGGCGTCCTGCGCCGTAGCCTTTCCGGTACCAATGGCACCGCTGCCGCTGAATGCGGCCGGTGTATAGCTCGCCAGTGGGCCGAGCAGTGAAATGGCATTGCCAGGGTCAGCAATGGCGGCGACAAGGGCAGTCATGACGCCCTGCACCGCGTCAGTAAACGCCTGACCGCTGCTGGCATCCAAATTCGCCGCCGCGTTGGTAAGAGTATTCATTGCGACATCCACTGCCGTCCGATTGGCCGTATTCTTGGCAATCAGATCGGCCATGGTGGCGCTGCTGTCCTTGGCCTTTTTACTGTTGATCAGCGCGCTGCTGACGTTAGCGTTTGCATAACGGCCGTTGTTGCCGGTCAGTAGCGCGCCCAGGCTGCTGATGCTGCGGATATCGTGAGTGACACGGCCGACCATCACCTTGAAGTCAGCAATGACGCCCATCACCATGCTGACGATGGCTTTGCCGAACTTGATGACCCCCTCCACGACATTGATCACCGCCGTCACGCCGCCGATAACCTTCTTAACGAAGTCTAGCGCCGACGAAAGGCCCAGCGCGGCAGCCAACTGATCTAGTAGGCTGCCGGTGGACGTTGTGATGGCCGGGAAAACCCGGTCGCCGGACTCGATGAACGTGAAGCTGATCTCGAAGTACCGCCCCATGTCCCAGCGCTCTATCACGCTGAGGCCCTGGTCCGGAACGCTGACTTTCAACGCACCCAGCGTCGGGTGCATCAAAGCTCCTGGCCCCGGTTTCTCTGCGGCGCCCACCAACGCATCGCGCTGAGCAAGGACATTGCCGCCGCCGTAGATGATGCTGTCAGTCACCAGAAAGCCCGTCATCCTGATCCGGCGAGTCGAGCGCCCCATGTCCTCGACATAGGGTTTATCGCGACCTGGATATTCGTGCATTGCAAGGCGACGTCCGAAGCGCGCATCGCCGCCATAGACCGCGAACGGCACACCCCGAAACGACGCTTGATTAAGCGAATCAGCCCAGCTCCTGTTGGAGTCTTCCGCGATCTGAATGATGTCGGAAAGCAAACTCATGCGATGTTCCCCACTCCAGAATGCGCAATGCGGCTGGATGCCTGGACGTTGCCATCCGCCTTCACGTTGACCTTCGTGCCTTCCGGCATGTTCTTGTGTTCGATTTCGACCTTCACTGTCCCGCCAGTATTACCAGCGGCTGCACCATCACTAGGGTCAGCCGGTTTGGTGTATGGTCCAGTTGGTGCTAGCTGAGGAAGATCCAATTGATTGGCCAATGCGCCACGCGTTGCGGCTTCCCTGGCCTTCGCTTCGTCATCCAGACCAGGACGCAGCCAGCGGCGCGAAGCAATTTCACCGGCAGACTGCGCATCAGTAGCGCCCATCAGCAATTTACCCGCAGAGGCTTCCTTGCCTTGAGTTAGTTCGTAGTTGGCAAATTCAAGCTGCTTCAGGCGGTCAGCCCGATCATCAGTGATCTTGAAACCAGCCCAGTTTTCAAAGTCCTTTTGACGGTCAGGGTGTAGCTGGAAGATCCCCCGCGCAGTGGGGCCGGTCAGCCCCCAGTCGCCAGTCGCCTTGGGGTCAAGATTACTTTCGGCGATGCCATTGCCGACGATCCCGGCAGCTTGCGCCTTGGTCCATCCCATGGATCGGAGATAGTCCATCGCAAAAGACGCGGTATCCTCGTCAGCCCCCTTCAACTTTCTCCAAGCATCTGAAATTGCCCGCTCGCCAGCTTGCTGACCAGGCGTTTGCGAGCCTGTAGGCGCAAGGCCTTGGCGCGCACGGATCTTGGCTACTTCCTTGTCTTCTCCGTCATTTAGCGTCGGCGAATAAAGCATTGCACCTATACCCGTCCCGACTGCAGCTGTGCCGGCGCCGATCCAGCCGAGCAAGCCTCGACTCGCCGCTGCAGCCTCTGTAGCCGCGCCAGCCTCCGCTGCGGCAACCTTCCAGCCGCTGAGAAGCCCAGTGAAGGCCAAAACCCCTGCACCAGCGGTCAATAGGTTTGCGCCCAGGGACAGCACACTGACAATCAAGCCTGCGTTCATCACTCCTAGGACAAGCAGCGCGGCGTTTTCCCAGCCACCGAGAAAGCCAACAACTTTTCCAATACCCTCACCAAACTTGACGAGACCATCGCCGACGCCCTTCCAGTCGATAGTGTTGACCCATTTGGCAAAGCCCTTTGCCCAATCGCCAATGTCGGTAGCAATCAAATCCCTATTGGTCGCAAGCCAAGTTGAAAACTGATCGATTAAGGGCTGCATGACCGGAATCAGCTTGTCGCCAATGGAGTTTTTCACCCCATCCACCGCGATTCCTAGCCCCGCCAGGCTCATAGAGAATTCTTTGCCGCGTTTAACGGCGTCATCACCCATGACATAGCCCAAACTCTTGACCATGCTTTCATATCGCTCGATGCCCGCCGCGCCATCCCGAAGGAAAGGCAGCATTGCACCAAGACCGACACTGTTGGCGATCAGCGCCTGGACCTGCGGGTTAGTTTCCTTGGCGATAGCGTTGGCCACTGCCTTGTATTCGCCAATCACGTCATTGGCACCGTCCTTGGTCTTTTTCAAGCCGATACCCAGCTTGTTGAGCATCACCAGCGCGCCCTGATTACGGCCCCACTGTGCGTCCTGCATTGTGGTAGCCAATCCATCCAGGCTGGCCGTGGTCGTCGAGGCATCAATACCCAACAACTTCGCTGCCCCCTGGGCGCTTTGCAATTGACCTGCAGATATCCCTATACCGCGCGCGCTGTTATCGATGGACCGTCCCAGGTGTGCCCAGTTATCAGCGAGCGCTGCAATACCGGCGACCGAACCAATGCCAGTAACGGCAGCCAGCGGCGCAACGATGTTGCCGATGCTGCGTGCTGCGCTCCCTGCGTCACGCCCGATGTTGCTGAGGTTTTTGCCGATCTTGTCGAAACCCAGTTCGTGACCGAGGCCTTTAAAGGACTTGCCAACCTCTTCGAACGGACGAGTCAGGCGACCAATAGCATCATTGACCTTGCGCACGGTCGCCGTGGCTTTATCCACCGCGCTGATCGTGATCGTGAAGCTATTGGCCACGTGGCTTACCCCTTTATTCGTTTCGCCTGGTCATTCCAGTACATCAGCTGGGTCATGGTTTCGGACCACGCATCACGCGGCCCCCACCCGTAAAACTTGGTCAGTTCAGCAATCAGTTCTGGCCAGCCGCCTCCTCCTGCTGGCCAGCGGCGGTAAAAGTCTGGAAAAATTTGTCCGCCGCCATCAAATCGCGGCGGCTGATTTTCTCAACCGCGACACGTGGGATTACTGCGATCAAACTGACCAAGGTGATCACCGTGCCGATATTGGTGTCAGCGCGAGCAGATTTTTCCATTTCGCCGGCAGTGGGCTCGCGAAGCTTGAGTACTTCGTAAGTCTGAGCCGTGGCGTCCTTGCCAATGACGACCGGCTTGCTGAGCGTGATGGTGATTTCGTCTTCAAACATGGATCAACTCTCCGTGACGGATGCGCTTTCCCACTTCATTTCGATAGTGGCGTCAGCAGCTTTGGATTCGGGTTGCTCGGTAGTCCACATGCCACTACCGATGACGGTTTTGCCGTTGGCCAACTCGCACACAACGGTGACGTTACTCATGGCGTTTAGGTCGGAAAGACTCAGGTTTGACGAGTCACGAAGCGTGGCCCCGATGTAGCCCTGTTCGGGTTTCTCGCTGTAGCCATGAATGCCGTCTGGCCCCTTCAAGGTTTCACGGGAAACGCCGGAAACCTTGTAGGAAAAATCGCCGGACATCATGTAGGTCACGCCGTCGACGGACAGGTAGGCCGTGCCGGCGAGACGATTGGGGTTATCAGCCATGTTTTTCTCCAGGCGAAAAAAAACCGCTCAATGGCGGCCGGGTTCAAAGGGCCTGGATTACAGGCGGAATTGCTCAAGCAGCGCGAAGATGCGCAACTGATTGATCAAGGTGTCGGGCGAAAGCATGTCGACACGGTTGGGGTTCGAACCATTGCGCTCGACAATCAACGCTTTGGCGTAGATGTCGGCGTCTTGAACCATGCCCGCGGTTTCCATCTTTCGATAATTGGCAATCATGTCGGCTCGGATCATGTTTGGAGTCACGATCGCGGAACCAGGCGCGAAGCGCGTGCCGTTATCAGCCAGCTTCACCCGGGCGTATTTGGACGTCACCAAGGTCTTCTGAGAGCGCAGCACGTACATCAGCAAAAACAGCGTCTCGACCTGCAGATAGCTGTCATCCGGTGCATTGAAGGCATTTTTTTGGTATGTGGTGATCAGGTTCTCGAGCGCCACCGTACCGTCACTGGCGACCGTAAATGTGGATATCCCATCCCACAGCAGTGTGTTGCGCTCGCCGAGATCGAACTGCGAAGCATCGGGCGGCGCCAACACGGTGCTCAATGCCAGTGTTTGCAGCGGGCGGCCGGGGTCGGCGCGCAGCGCCACAGCAGCGGTTGCAGCCATATCAGCGGCCCAGATCCAAGCAGGCGACGGCGAATCATAGAACCCGATGATGGTTTCATGCTGGTTGTTCCGCGCGTTACCGGCGGTGGCCAGTGTCGACAGCGTTCCGCGCTGGGCGGCGAACACATGGCCGTAGACCTGACTTGCGTAGCTCCAACGCCCGGTCTTGTCGCTCAGTAGGTTTTTCAGCGAATTCAGTGAGGCGATGTCGGTGTACGGCGAAACAATGAAGTCGAACGCACGGTCGCCCAGGTTGGACAGCGCAGTATCCAGCACCGGGTTGGTCGCGCCGAAGGCCATCGGGGTGATAGTCAGCGTCAGTCCGTCCGGGGTCGCCTCATTCCCAGAGGTACCCTGATAGTTCAGGCGCAGGTCGATTTCATTGCCGGCAAGGCCTTTGTTCTTGGCTGTGAACGTTACTGTGGCGGTCGAGGCGGCCGCAGTCACAGGCAAGTCAGCGCTGCTGTTGACCAGCGCCGCCAGCGCGGTAGCGATAGCGGCAGCCAGCTCGCCAGCAGTGACGACCAGGCTGATCAACTGGCCTGCGATATAAAGCGAGATCACGCTCGTCGCGGAGGGACTGCCAGCGACCAGCAAGGTGCCGGTGGCAGCAACACCACCCGAGGCATCAGCCAGCGGCAGAAACCACACTTCGCCAAAGCTGTCTGAGGCGATGTACGCAGCGCTCATCAGGGCAAGCATCGAGCCCTGGCCGCCCTGAGCCTTGGCATCCGCGACACCTTGGCCCAGTACTGGAATATTGACTACGCCGGTGCCAGCCGAGGTAATTTGCCCGATGATCAGTGCGCGCTGGGTCTGCGAACCGCTGTTGGCCTGGGAGTTGTCGACCTCAGCGTAGAACAGCGGAACACGCACATTCGACGGGATATTGCTAAACGGAACGGTCACTGGCTGTCGCTCCCATCAGAGGGTGTGGATTTAATCGCTTTGGTATCGGCGAGCACCGGTGCAGCAGCCGGCAAGTCAGCGGGCTTGGTTTCGTTTACAGCAGATGGCAGCACTTCTGGCGCGACTGTCGGTTTGGTGGCCGTGGCGTCGCCGCAGGCAATACGGCGCAACCAGTAGAAGTCGCCATCGCCGACCTCGCGCCCATCAGGGGGCAGAAAGTCACGCTTGACTGGGTCGCGGACGAGCAACCCCGGGGAGGGAAAGACGCGCATAAGTGCTCCTATTGGGTGAGATCGATATCGAGCCCGCCTTCTGCGCGTCCGTCAGGACCAGCAGTACGCGGTGCAGCGTTGACCGCATCCGGGAATGGGGGGTTGTCGTAAATGCCAGTGGCATCGAAGACGTTGGTAAGGTCGTTGGTGATGCTTATGTGCTGCAACGGACCGACGGGTTGAATGGCCGCAATTTCAGCCGCAGGATCAAGCGTGGGCGGCAGGGTCGTATTCACTTCCAGTGGGTAGAAATCCTCTGGGCCCTGGTAGAACTCCATACCAATATCCATCACCAGTTCAGCCAGTTCGCTTTCACCTTCGCCGCTATCGCGGATTTCCGATCGAACGAACGGGTACTGCTGCAGCCGTTTCATCAGCGGCGGGAAGTTTATCAATGCCATCTTGATCTGCTGCTGAATGTCCTCGAGCTGAACCAGCGCAGCCGCCGCACCGCCGTTCCTTGGAAGATGCTTCACCTCGACCCGCGCGCTGACGCGGATAGTCGCCGTGACGGTGAACTGCGGCGCACTGACATTGCCAAGGGATTCCATGTCCTCGCCTGGCGAGTGCAGATAGAGAATCGGGTAACTCCCATCCCACGTAGCCCAGGTCCGTGCCAGAAACACGTTGCTGCCGGCCAGGGTCTTACCCATCAGGCCTTCGGCCGAAAGCAGTCGCAGATCGGATGTGGTCGTCATCACATTTTCCCCAGCATCAATTTCGCCCAACCATGGCTGTCGGGCCGGACTTCCTTGATTAGGTACATGTTTCCGGTGCTCGGGATGAACACCTGGTCATCGGGAATCGGCGCCACCGGGAAGATGGCGAGCCGAACACCAAGCACAGGGACGACGGTGTTTGCGTCGATTAAGGTGTCGACCAGGTGGATGTCGCGGTAGGCCGAATCAAACACGCCATCAATAGGATAAGGCGTGCCGCCGCCCGGGTAGAACATGATCGGCCCACCGGCCTGCACGCCCTCGCCGAATACGGTGGCCAGCGGCCCGAGCACCGCCTTGTCCCAATCGACGGCCATGGTTAAGCCAGCACTGCCGAGAACAGCACTTCAGGCCGGGTGCAGATGTGCAGCGGGTAGCTGTACGCCTCGACCTTCCACCACATCTTCCGTTGAGTGTCGAAGATCGGCAGGATGTAGATCGGCTTGCCCGGGGTGTTCACCCATTCGAAGGTTTCGCCCGGTGCATAGGCCACCTTGAAGATACCAGGGGCGCCTTTCGGGAAGAACTTCGCCTGGTTGGTCGCTACGTGAATGGTCGACGCATCGTCGGAGCCGCGGTAGTTGAACCAGTTGATGCCACCGAAGCGCATCGCCTGAAACGCATTTCCCTGACGCAACTCCTGAGCTGCTGCCCAGTTGTAGTAAGTCTTGGTCACGTCTGGGTGGTTGGTCAGCTCGTCCCAGAACGCATCACCGGCCAACGCATAGACTTCGGTGGTCGGTACGAACGCGCCCTGCGATTTGCGCGCCATGTTCCGAACGATGTTGTTGCACAGCGGCCGGATGGTGTTCGGCTTGGTTGCCGAACCGTCCGCATTGAGGCGCAGGTCGAACACGATGTCGCCAGGCTTCTGGATCCCGAACTCCTGGAACCAGTCAAACTTGACCTCCCCGTCCGCATCCAGGCAAAGACCCTGGATGGCCGCCAAGCGCTGGAACTCCCAGGTGTATTCAATGTTGCTGGTGAGGCCGGTCGGACCATTGACGCGACGCGCCACCTCGGTCTCGATCTGCATCAACTCGCTTTCGCTCCCGAACGAGCGGATGTTCTGGATTTCCTGCGCGGTGATGGTGTCGGAGTGCATCAAGCGCGGAACATCGAAGTAGCGCGCTTGACGCTTTTCGGTGGGGCGCTGCGTGCCTTCTTCGCCGCGATCCGAGAACGGGATCAGCACCAGCTTGCCTTGGCGCTGCTCAACCGCCAGCGCGGTGGTGCGAATCGGATCAGGCTCGAACAACTCGAGATCACCGATGCCCGTCGGCTTGAACGGGTATTTTTCAACGGCGGTAGTCAGGGCAATTTCGGAAAAAATGTCCTGATGGAAAACGTCAAGCGAGGCCATAGGTGGGGCTCCTGAAAACAAAAAACCCGCCGAAGCGGGTTATTTTTAAGTGGTGGAGTTATCGAGCGAGAATGCCGACAGCCTTGAGGGCGGCCAGGGCCGTGTCTTGTTGGTGGACATTCACGCTGGCATCCCAGACGAGTTCCGACCGGTTTACCTCGGCGCTACGCATCACGGCCGCCGAAGTCGCTGGCCGCACAGATGCGTCGGTGAAATCGCGCAAGATCGCGTAAGCCAACGGGGTCCCAGTCGTGGACGTCAGAGGCGCCCAGCCGCCACCAGTCCATGCGACGGTGACACTGAACGAATCATTTGCCGCGAAAGGTGTGGCACCCGCGGTAATGGTGAACTCGAGGCCGGCGCCACCAAAGGCAACACCGGGCTGACCAGCACCGACCACTACCTCGTATGGGTTGGCCACGGTGAAGTCGGTAGCATCGGTGAAGACAACGCTGTACGCGCCGGCCAAGGCCGGTGGCTGCGCGGTAATCGAACCGATAGTGCCATTGCCGGTATTCGTACCGGTCGCCGGGGTTGCGGTGTAGGTCAGCGCCACATCGGCGATGATCAAGCCAGGAGTCAAGTGGCCAAGGCCTGCTGCGAACTGGACCTGGTCAATCGACTGGTGACCGTTGGCCAGAGATACGATGAAGCCGGCATTGTGGTACTGCTCGACCAAGGGGGTTTGCGGAACGTAAGTCATGTTCAGGATCCTCTGTGATTATTTTCCGCGAACCTTGGACATGGCGCGGTCCCAGCGGCCAGCGATTGCTACTGCGCGCGATGGAGATTCAGTTCCGGCAGAACCAAGTGCTGGATTTTTCCCGGATCGAGCGCTGTTGGTGTTGCCTTCGGCGGGCGTATCACGCAAGACGTTGATCGCCTGTGTACGCGACATAGAAGTGTTGAAAGCCAGGTTCGCGGCCAAGACAGGGTTCCGGGCTGCGTAGCGAGAACCAAAGATTTCAGCACAACGAGCGCGCTCGCGACGGCGGGCAGCGGCAGTAGCGCTTTTGCCGTGCATTTCCTCATCGCCATCATCCTCAGCATCAGCGTCGTCATCCTCAGCCTTGGCACGCTTGGATTTTTTGCCCTTGTCCTTTTGTTCGTCTTCGTCATCGTCATCGCCCTCGTCGTCATCCTGATCGTCGTCGGCTTCTTCGTCTTCGTCGGCATCCTCGCCAGCTTTTGCGCGCTTAGCCTTGCGGGACTTTTCATCCTTGTCTTTTTCGTCGCCCTCATCGTCCTTGTCGTCTTCGGCGCGGTTGCCTTTTTTGTCATTGTCATCATCTTCGACGCTGGCTTTTTTGCCTTTCATCGAGCCGATGCCGGCCAAATGGGCGAACGAAAGCGCGCTCGCCACGCGGGAAAGTCTGGACATGTAAACCTCGGTTTTAAGAGAAGTGGAAGGCTTCAACCCAGCTCGGCGAGCAGGGAACGGAACGCTTCGTCAGGCGCCATCACGGCGTCAGCGAAGCCAATCTCGACGCCGGCGGCGCCAAGGAAAGTAGTGGCCTGGGTATCTCGCACGGTCTTCACCGACAGCCCGCGGTTGCGCGCGACGGTTTTTACGAACAGTTCGCCCATGGCATCGACATCGGATTGGTACCGAGACATCGCCTCTTTGGATAACGGCTGAGAATCTGAACCGTCAGCCTTGCGATCGCCGTAGTGGATCAGCGTAACGTTGACCCCAGCGGCACCCAACGCTTTGGACATGTCGACGTGCATGCAGATCACGCCAACGCTGCCCGTGCCGCCGGTGCGCGGGACCAAAATTCGGTCGCACGCGCTGGCCAGCGCGTAAGCCGCTGAATAGGCTGACTCGGTGAGAATCGCCCAGATTGGCTTGGAGCCGCGCATACGATAGATATCATCGGCCAGGTCAAAGCAGCCAGCGACCTCGCCGCCCGGGCTGTCGATGTCGAGCGCAATGCCCCGAACATCCTCGTCGGCCATGGCCATGCTTAAGCACGCCCGCAAGCCGTCGTAGCCAGTCATCCCGCTGTATGGCTTGAGCGTGCCGAGTTTCTGCACCAAAGTGCCCGTCACCGGAATGACTGCGATGCCCGCGACTACCTCGTAAGCCCGAGTTTGTGCCGGCTCACCGATATCGCCGTCCCAATCATCAAATGCCACGACCCGGCCATCAGCGTGAAATAAACGCGCCAGGCCGAAGCGGTCGGCCAAGGCCGCCATGACGATTTCAGCTTTTTGCGGGGTGATAGCGAGAGGCACGTTGAACAGCTTCTGCGCGAGGTGCGGGTAGTTTGTCATTGAGGTTCCTGGCCTTTCTCGGGCGTAGAGGCGTTCATTGCGTCATTACCAAACCAGCTTGGTGGTGGCAGGCCCGCCTCCCGGAATTGCGCAACTTCAACCGCGCGCTGCTGGATGACCTCTTCGTAGTCGAGGCCCTGTTCTGCGCACTCACGTTTGAGTGTGGACAAGCCGCCATCCATACCGAGAATTGCACCCTGCTTCTCTTTAACCGGATCCACCCAGCCCCGAGCGACACCAAGCCAGTCACAGCGGGAGTAAGCGGTGCGAGCCTCCATAAAATCAGGGGCACCGTTAGGCAGTGGCAAATCGTTGCGATCCATCGCTTCATGCAGCCAACTGGCAAACATGGGTGTAGCCGTGCCGATCTTGAACTCGGTGTTGCGCCGAGTGAGCGTCTTCCAGCTTTCCAACAGGGCGGCGCGTGCGCTGGAGTAGTTGGTTTTGGACCAGTCCTGCGTGATCTGCTCGGCAGATATGCCGGCCGCAGCGGCAAAGGTTCGCGACATCTCGCTCGCAAACTCGCCAAAGCCATTGTGCGGATGCGCAGCGCCGACAGAAGTGATCGACTCACCCGGTGCAAGTGTTGGGATTCGTGCGCCAGAGAGCATCGCCGGGCGCTCTTCGTGCCAGTCGGCCCGCATTCCCTGATAGGCAGAAAGCTCATCGGTATTATCCAGAGCTTCAGCCACCTGCGCAGGATCGTAAGGACTGGTGACGTAGGTGCCGAAAGTCGCGGCAATAGTTGCAGCTTGAAGTTCGACGCCGTAGTACCGCGCCAACATCTTGAATCGAGCCAGGACCGGGGTGAACACGCCGACGCCACGGTTTTGTCCAGCACGATCATGCTCAAAGTCGTGAATGACACGGTTCCAGCCGTCCTCGTCCTCGCGCGCCACCCGCTCCCAGTCCATGCTTTCGACCGAGTTGTACCAGTCGTTTTGGTGGGCCTTGCGGATGTGATAGGCGATCGGCACGCCGTGCTCGTCGATTTCGACCCCACCGCGCATGTATTTGCTGTCGACCATCTGGAACGGATTGGAGAGGCGGTCCGGATCGACCACCATGAAGGCCGTGGCGTAATCCGCCCTGCCATAGCCAACGCGCTCTGGCATCCAGTAGTTGACCACCAGCGAATCGCCGTCGATGAGCTTGTGCCGAAGCGCCAGGCGCATCTGTTGAGAGACGGTCAACTGCCGTGAGACATCGCCATAACGGCCAATGTCATCGGCGTACCCACGCCACAGCGCCTCTACCGTGCGCCGATACTCTTCCGCCCATACTGAATCAAACTTACGATTTCCAGTTCGTGCGGCCAACGCCCGATAATCAGGATTGGCCGACAGGCGCAGCGATGCGCCCACGGTGTTGTCGAGTATCCGTGTGATGCCGCCTGCGGCCAGGCCATCGTTGCGCACTAGGTCGCGGTGGCGAGCCACCATTCGGTCACGAAACTGGTTGATCTCAGCGTCGGGGGATCTGATCCACGGTAGCCAGTTGCCCATTTCCTGAGTGGCCCAACTGGCCGCCTCGTAGGGGAACACCGACTGGCCCGCCATACCCTCGGTCAACGTTGTGGCATTGCCCGTTGCCTTGGGAGGCATAGGGGTGAGTGGCTGACCGCGAGAGTCGACTATTACCGATTCAATGGTCATCAGAACACCGGCCGGATCGCACGGCGCCGACGCATGCCGAGGGCATATTGCAGCGCGAGAATGTGAGCTTGGAGCGCGCCAATATCAGCACGGGTATAGGTCACCGATTTGGAGCCATCCCCTTGCGCGTAACTGAATGACTCGCCCTTAGCGCCCGTACTCAGGTCATGCAAAGCCTGCTGAGATTCAGTCAGCCATTGCATCAAGGTGGCCGGTGGAACGCCGCTGAGGTTGTTGAGGCGTGGTGTGAACATTGAAACTCTCCTACGCCATGCGTGAGATCGACGACTTTCGGGACGATGATTTTTCAGGGGCAGCACGTTGCACCACCGCTTCGAGAACTTGCGGCACCTGCTCGGGCGGTTGTTGAAGCGGCAATCCAATCAAGGCGTTCACCTCGTCGGCGCGCTTATTCAGCTTGAGTCCGAGGTGCAACAAGCCACAGAGCGCGGCATAGGCGTACACGCGGCAGTCGAGCGCTTCGTTCGCGCGCCCCGGCGGCAATTCCCAAACCCGGTAATGCTGCCCCCCGGAGGTTTTTCGGACAGAACGCTCCGATGTCAGTTGCGCGAAATAGTTGATGTCGCGGTCGACCGGGAAGTGCATGTAGCCCGCGCCTTTCTCGACCAGGTGAAGCCGCGAACGAACCGAGTCTTTGGCAGCGTTGACGCCGATGATCACGGGACGAAAAGACGATTTGTTCCGCTTGCTCGGTGTTTTGGTCGGCCACACTGGAGAACGCTTACCGCCGACTGCAGATTCACCCTTGATGGCCCAGACGCGGCGACCAATGCGAGCCTTGGCAAAGTCGTAAACCTTCTGTGTGTGGTGACCGCCAGAGTCGTGACAAACCGCCATAACTTCAAAGCCACGGCCGTCTGCGCGGTACCAGATACGTTTCAGATAGGCGTCGAGCCGGCTCCAGATATCTGGTGTTTCCATATCGCCGGAAATAATTTCGAAGTCGATCGACCAGCTTTCTTCGTTCATCCCCCAGCCGACGACCTCGCATTCAAAGCGATCGCCTTGGGTATCGACACCTACCGTCACAACAGCAACGCCGTCAGGGACCTCGGCACCCCATACTTCGCAGCGCGCGGCCAGCTTGTCTTCCTGTAGAGCACGATCGCCGCGGTCTTCGTAGGTTTCGCCCAGCACCAGGTTGACGAAGGTCTGCCGCATCAGCGGATCGTCTTTGACCTCCAGCCACTCCGCTACCAGCTTGTGCCAGGCAGCGTTGACGAAAAGACTATAGCCAGCCCAGATGTGAAAGCCGGCATGGCCTGTAAATGGCTTAGTCGCCCGCCACTCGCCCCGCTCGACCATTTCGTCTTTATCAATTTCATGGATAACGCAGCCGGTGGCCTTGCAGACGTAGAACACGCTTTCGGGAATTCCGACGCCGCTCTCGTCCTTATCCCATTTCATGCCGTAGGGAGTGTCTGGGCCACCCCACTCCAGCACCTGGTATTCGCCACAGTGCGGGCACGGGACAAAGTATTTGCGCTGGTCGCTGTTCGCGTAGCTCTTTTCAATCCGGCTTTCGCCCTTCACCGTGGGCGTGCTGCCCATGATGATTTTCCGGTTCCAGAAGCTTTCAGTCCGCTTGATGCCCAGCTTGATCTGGTCACCTTCCTTGCCCGCGCCCATTACGGGATAGCCGTCGACCTCATCGAACATCACCACGCGTGCGGTGATACGCCGAAAGCCGCCAGGGCTGTTCGCGCCAACGAATGCCATCGAAGCGCCGTTGCGGAACATCCGCTTGTTGATCTTTTGCTTGGAGTCCTTCTTCTTGAGGTCCCCAACGATCTCCTTCAGCACCGGAGTATCACGGAGCATCGGCTCGATTTCAGTGACGCTGTAGTCTTCCGCATCCTCTACCCGGGGCTGAACAACAAGAACGGGGGCCGGGTCCTGGTGAATAAAGAACCCTGCAGCATGGTCCATGATCTTGGTGTAACCAACCCGCGCCGACTTTTGCACCGTGACCATTTCGACCGTGGGGTCTGTGATCGCGTCCATGATCCCGTTCTGGTATGGGAACGCATGAAATCTGCCTGTCTGGGCGCTTGTTTCACCGGATAGCCTTGCGTGCTCGGCCGCCCACTGGCTGAGTGTCAGCTTCGGTGGCGGCTGTATGTTGCGGCGGCGGGCTTTAAGCAGCCCCGTTTTCAGGGCGGCATGACCCTCCGCGTAGCGACGCGCTTCATCGGCTGATCCCTTCTCCGTCACGGGTCAACTCCTCGAGCGCTTCAACGATAAGTCCATACATAGCGTCCTGGACCTCCAGCACTGTCTTCAGACGATGAATCCGAGGGGCATTCTCCGATGGGATGGCCAGCAGCAAAGTTCGGACTTTCGCGTATTCTTCGCCGACGGCGCGGGTCACGTCCTCGACAGCAACAACCAGGCGCGATTCACGGTCGTATTCGAGCTGCTCGCGCAGGGCCAGGTAGTTCTCCTTGACCCGCTTCGCCTCATCGACATTCATGTTGGCGCCGGTCGCGATCAGGATCCGAGTGGTGGCCTGCTCGATCGTTTCGCCCGCCTTGATTGTTACCCTGGAGGAAGCGCGGGTAACGGCCTTGGCCGGGGCTGCCGAGCTGTTACCCAAATCCTCTTGGGTAACAACATCGCTGCCGTCTCGCCGGTATTTTGCGATCAGCACATTTGAAGCGTCGACATCGAGAGAGCTTCCCTCAAACACAAGCCAGCCGCGCTCCTTCCACTTGGTGACCGTCTTTCGACTGACGCCGTGGAGTGCTGCAAATTCACTCTGGTTCATGGGTCGCCTTGTTACCTGTTACCCAAATTGAAAAATTTCGCAGCTAGAGAAACAGAAAACTGCGCAATGCCCTCGATGCCAGAAGGGCGGGGAGGGACCCGTTGAGGGGGGGGGTACCCCACCTGCGATGGTCACCCTGCCCTCGTCCCTCCCGTCCGCGCGACACGCTGGCTCGTCGAACGCAAGCATCGAGGATGCCGCCATCGCCCTACCTCGCCGTTGCCAGCGCCCTGTCTATAGCTTCACCAAACACGGCTCTGAATCGACGGTCAACGATGGCCTGAGCGCGGCTTCGATAGTTCAGCCGTTTGTTCACAGCCAACGCATCGCCGAATCGAATCAACAGCTTCAAATGCCCAGGCTGCGCGGCTGTTGCTGCCCGACCGCGGCGCGCCTTTTGTCCATCCTTCGGCGGTATTCGTTGCCACACGCCATTGATGGTTCCCGACTTCGCTTTGACCGGGCCGATAAAGATGTCCTTTCGCGCACGCAATTTCTCCAGCACGTTTCGTGGCAGTTGCCCAAAGCTGTCGAGCTTGATGTCCTTCGGGTTCAGCAGCTTCTTGCCAGGCAGGACGTGCACACCGCCATCCTCATATGGCTGCAAGTATTTCGCGGCGATGGGTTTGACGAAGACTGTTGCGGTCAAGGTGTCTTTGCGAGCACCCCGCATGCCGACTGAGCGCTGGGTAAAAAGCCGAGGTTTCTTGAATGTCGTCGCGATGTTTCTTGTCTCTTCCGCCTGGACTTCCTTTGCTATCGCGGTGAGTGCCAGCGCCGTGGCAAATCCGATCTGCTTGTTGGCCAAAGCAGAGAGCTTTTTGCTCAGCTCTTTGACATTGGCGCGAACAGAGATATCGATCGGGCTGGCCATGCCGTTACTCCTGAGGGGCTGAAATCTTGTTCAATTCTTCGAATGCCACTTTGACTGCCTCGCCGCAGATTTTGGCCTGCTCAATAACTTGGCTCCCAATCAGCCGACTATCGCCACACCGAAGCAGTAACAGCTCAGCCAGCGCAGTTTGTTCGGCGGTGGGCGTGAAAGACATCGCCTCACCAACCATCAATTCCATCTCTTCAGCTGGTTTCTTCACGCTATTAGGATTCGCCATTACAGTGCCTTCTTCGCAAGCGCTACAGCCTCATCCCAGAACACTGGGAGCTCATGGCCGAGGGCGGATAGGATGGTTTCGAGCTTGGCGATCAGGTCGGGCGCTGGGGCGGCGACGGGCGCAGGTGCGCTTACCTGGGCAACAGGCGCTGCAGCCTCAGGGACCACAACGACCGGCGCCGACGACGCAATGGCGACTTGTACTTCAACTGGCAATTCGGACATGACTGGAGCCTCTACGAAGAGTTTCGCAATCCATGCGACGATTGATTTCAGGAAGTCAGGGGTTTTCATTCTTGTCACCGTCAGGCTGGGGCTGTGACAGCACACGGACAACAGCAACGCCGACCCCGAGAGCCATATTGATGGCGGCGTAGATCAGCGGGTTGACTGCGCCCTGGAATACCGTCCAGCCGATAGCGCCTGCGTTCAGCACTGCGCCGGCCAGGGCCAGGCGAACCGACCAGAGCTTGTGGCAAGCGGCGACATTCTCGATCAGCTTCATATCTCATCTGCCTTGCGCTCAGACCAGCGCTTACCGAGCTGCCGAACTTGGTCAACGCCCAGGATTCCAACGAACCCAGCAGCGAAGAATGACCAGCCAATGCTGAACCCGAATTCCTTTACGGTCAGCCCTACCACCATCACCATCAGCGCGCCGAGAGTTGCCTCGATCAGCTTGCGCACCGTACTGGTCTCCTTACCGTCGTATTGGACGCGCAGGTAGATCAGCAGGAAGGTGAGAGCCATTGCTAGGCCGTTATCCCGAAGTGCGGAGAGGACGAGCGCCCAGAAGGAAGGGTCTTTTTCGGGCATGATTTTCAATCCGAAGTCCTCCCTTCTGGGAGTAGGAGAATAAAAAAGGCCGTCAGGTGGCGGCCAAACGCTGGGGAGCAGCGGCGAATAGATCAGCCCCGGCGGCACTCCCAGCTCAGAGCGAAGGGTGTGGCGGGGCCGAAAACGAAAAGGCCTCGATCAATGTCGAGGCCCTGAATAGGTGCGGATCGCAACCCTTTCAGATTGCTGTCGTGGCGCTTCCCTCCAGTCCCCACGCTGACTGTTACCCCTGCACGTTTCCGCCGGGCTCTGCATCCGCATAACTTGCGTGTCTTCCCACGCTGCCAGCCAAAGACCATCACGGCGTCGACACCCAAGTGCATCGATCTCGCTGCTCCTGTCTCGCGCCACCCTGAAAGCGTGTTAGGTCAGGGCGCGCGGGCTGCCGGTGTTTTTCCGTAGCGCTGCACTACCGGCTTATCAGCGTCCAGGCCTCCCGAGGGCTGCCCTGGCTGCAGTTAAAATCAGAATGCTGGGGTGATGTCGAAGTAGTAGTCCTTACCTTCTTCGAAATGCTCGGCCCGATCGGCAGCAACGTTCACGGTGTACTCGCCGTATGGGGTGTACTTTCCGTAAATCGCGTCCTCTTCAGCCGGATTGGCCGACCACACTGCGCCGAAGTTCAGGCGGGTCAGCGATTCCGTCGAGCCCTGAACAGGCCCTTTGGAGCGGAGAGTCATTTTGCAGCGGGTGATATGCGTCATCGGTAGATCCTCTGGTATCAAATGAGCAGGAGGGTCTTTCCGGTCTTTCGCCTGCATTTTTTGGCAATAAAAAACCCGGCGCGATGGCCGGGTTTTCTTGGATCAGTGAGTAAGTTGCCGGAGGCAAAACTGTAACGATGGGAAGAATGATGCCTCAGCCGCACATTTGTCGTCAAGCAGCTATTTTCATCTCTTTTACCGCCAAAGAGACAGGCCCGAGAGCGACCTTATCCAGATCATTGCAGGCATTGAAACAAGCTTGGACGAATTCCTGCCATTCCCTGTCCCAGTTCCTCGAGTCCAGTTCGATACCAAGGATGTGTAGCAGCCAGCCGCGAAACGACTCGGGTGTTGGGCAAGGATCAATACCTTCACTCTGGCCGCCCTGGTGCATGCGGCGGTACCGGAATAGCACACCGACGGCGACGAGGCGTGCCTTCTCGAACTTCTTAGCGTACATCTGCGGCCCCATGGCATATGCCGCGCGGAACAGTGCCTCTTGCGCGTCATCCTTGTCGTCGGCGGTGGCGATCGGGCTGTACATGTGGTTGCCGAAAGCCTTCAGGTGGGCTGGAAGAGTGTCGATGGCGCACTGGATGCGGGCAGACAGTGATTGATGCATGGCGTGTTGGCTATTCACCGACTTCTCGGTTTTTTGCACTGAACACCCAAGCATCCCGAGCTGCTCGACATGGGCCCCCTGGGTGTCCCAGGGGGTATAGAAGCAGTCATGCCAGGCGAGGCGCGCGCTCTTCAGCTTCATCATTCATCAATCCCCTGTGAAGTTGGCGGCACCTGGGCCACGGCGGTTGTTCCCGCTGTATTGCGCTTCAGCACCCGCAGGCCTGAAGCAGTTGTGTTGTGCGATCTGTTGCTCGGCGGCCTGCAGACGAATGCTCAGCTGCGTCACCAGCACTTCCAGCGGCAGCGCCTCACCGGTTTCAGCGGTGACCCAGCCCGAGGCGTTGCACTGCATGCAGGGCAGCTCATGGAAGACGCCCTTGATCACCGCGCGACCACGGCATGCCGGGCACTTGGCCAGGTCGAGTTGAGCGGCGCGGAATGCTGGGCCATGGGACCTCGTCATCATCCGACCACCTTCAGGCCTTGAGCCCGAAGCGACTTCTCCGCCACTTCTCGAGCCCACAACGCATCCGGATCGCCCATAACGGCAGGAAAAGGGTTGCTGACGCGCAGAGTTCCGCGAGACGCCTGCCATGATTCCCAGCGAGCGCAATAACGGGTAGCACGATCGCCAGAGCAGCAAGACACACACTGCAGGATGTAATCACCCGCAGCTCCAACCTTCGGTTCCCAGCACATGCCGCTCGGTACCGGGAAGCGCTCCTCGAACTGGGCGCGGGTTTTGTCTGTTTTCATCATTTTTAAACCTCGCCTTTTATGGTTTCTGGATTTGGCTAGAGGCCGCGCCACTCAAGGCCTCGGCGCCATTGTGCGAATTTCCGTTTCTAGTCATGGTCGAGCGGTGAATCAGGTTGAAGCCCTTCCCGTCTAACCATTCATGCCACTTGTTCAAAGCCTCACGCTTGAGCAGCTCCGCAGAGGTGTGGATGTAGGTCTGCACGTTGCGGGTCATCGTGTGGTTGACCAGCATCTCGCCAATGAGGAAGTCGACGCCCAGGTCTGTCCAGCCAGTGCGGGCAACCTTGCGTAAGTCATGGCTGGTCCACTCGCCCTTACCCAGCCGGGTGAACACGGCGCAGGCCTGGCTGTCGCTGATCGGGCCACGGCTGCGAGCCGGGAACATGTAGGTGCCCTTGTAGCCCTTGGCCTCCTGCCAATCCCGGTACCGCTCAAGCAGAGCGCATACCTGATGGGTCAGCGGCAGGTGATGCTCGCAGCGGGTCTTGGTGTTCTCGGTGGGGATGAACCACTCACCCTGCTCGCCCACGGTCAGGTGCGACCATTGGGCCTGCCTGGTCTCCCCGGAGCGTGTGCCGTGGCACAACATCATCATGGCCAGCATGCAGTCCTGAGGGTGTTGGTCGAAGCCGGCGGCCAATTGCCCGATCACTTCCTCGAGCTGGACGGCGCGCAGACGTGATGGCTTGGGTTGGATGCGGGCCTTGGTGAAGTCGGTGAACTTGAACCCGGCGATGGGGTTGGTGGTGATCAGCCGCAGTTTCTCGGCCTGGCGGAACGCGACCACCAGTACGCCCCACATCAGGCGGACGTAGGACAGCGACATTTCGGCCTGCATCGGCCACATCACCAGCTTATCGAGTGTCGAGCGGTCCACATCTTCCACCGACAGATCGGCGAGCCGTGGCTTCAGGTGGCAGGAGATGATCGAGGTGTTGGTAGAGCGGCGCTTGGCCGACAGGCTGCGGTCAACGGACTGGCGGGCGGTGAACCAGTCCAGCAACTGGCCAGCGGTCTGCAACGTGCCGGCGGCGGCTGATGCCTTCGGGTCGGCTGCCAGGCGTTCGCGGATCTTCGGCAGCGCGCTGACTAACCCCTTCACCGGCAGCTCGGGAAAACCAGCGATCTTCTCCCACTTCTTGCCAACTACCAGGTGCCAAGTACCGCGCTCACGGTTTTGATGGAAGCGGAAATACACGCCTGGGTACCGAGCATCCCGCAGGTCACGGATATGGGTATTTCCGGCCTGCCGCCGGATCTCTGCATCGGTAAACGAAGTGAGCAGTGTCTGGGTCATGCGGCGGCCTTGGTTTGAGGTTGAAGAAGGTAGGCCCTGATGGCCTCAATCGCGTCGACGTGCCCACGGCAAACGATGGCCAGGTAACCTTGATCGGTCAGCGCCTGTAGGTATGCGTCCTGGGCCGGGGAGACGGCGGCGTCATACGGCGCACGGGCCTTGAATTCGATGTACAGGCCGAAGTACCCGCCGCGGGCCATCGGCAGCACCAGGTCAGGCACGCCGGCCTTGACGCCCTGCTCTTTCAGCTTGATCGCCACCAGCTTGTGCCGGTGACCGCCGTTCGGGACGTGGAAGATCAACTTGGCAGCGGCCGGGTAGCGCAGGCTGATCTCTTTCATCAGCGCGGCCTGCTCCAGGCCCTCCCGGTCAACTGCCTTGGCACGCACTCGCTTCGGGCTGAATGGCTTGACGGCGAATGGCTTCACAGTTTCACCTTCCCTTCACGGATCAGGATGTCCTGGGTACGCATAACGCCCTCAGCGAGAAACAAACGGATCTCGTATTTGGTCAACTGGCCAGGCGCGCGCAAACGGCCATCGGCGATGTCATGGCAGTAACCGCAGGCCCAGGCAGCCTGGAAGTCGTTGGGCTTCATGCCTATGCCACAGGTGCCGGCCAGTCGGTAGTGAGCTAGGACTGTGGTGGATGGTTCGCAGGAGCAGCCGGGAAACCGTACTTGGCACTCGCGATCGCGGGCGGCTTTGGTGAGCTTGCTCATCTGGAACCACCTGCTAGCCGGGCGCGCAGTTCGGCCAAGGCCTTTTTCCCCACCTCTGGCGTTATCTTCGGTTCCAGAGCCAGCTCTGCCACTGGCACCGGGGCCAACTGCTCGCCCTGCCAGATGCGTCGGCACTGGCTCAAGTACTGCTTCTCGAAGCTAGCCAGCCCAAGCTCGCGCGATAGAAGCGGCAGACTGTGAAAGCCCGCCGCTGCCGTGGCGTGGTACACAGCCGGGTGGTACCACTTCGAGCAGCTGCGCATGGCGGGGTGGCAGTTGCGGAGTGCCTGGGCGTAAGCAGATTCAACACTGGGCAGGCCCAAGCCTTCAGGCGCAAAACACCAACTGACGAACACGCCTGGGGCAGGAACGAAAGCCGACTTGCTCGCGCTCACAACGCGCATTCCGTGATCGATCTGTTCCATCCGAGTGATGCCGGAACGCATAAACTCGCCCAACCACTCAAGCTTGGAGGCATTCATAACAGCCTCGGTCGGCCAGGACTGACGCCAGGCACCGCACGCACCGCGCAGCCGCAGGAAAAGATCGTCGATTACTGCCTGAGTTGAAGGATCGACAGCGACCACCGCCAGTGACTGGTCGGGCCCCTGATAGGTCGGATCAGATCGGCGGCGAGCAACCAGTTCACCCACGGCGACAGGCTTGTTTGATCGGTTCACAGGCGCACCCCTTTCGATGCCCAGTCATCACCGGCCGAGCCTTCCTCGCTGATCGCTGTTCCGGCTGCCTGGGCGCGCTCTCGTTTGATCCAGCCGACCAGTTTGAAACACCAGCCGGCGGCGGTATCGAGAACGGATGTTTTGGCTACGAAGAAACCCTTGAAGCCCGACAGCAGCTCAGGCGTCAGGGCATCAGCTGGCAGACCGGCGATTTTCAGCTGAGTCTGCAGCGCGCCTCCCGAGGGCTCGAAGTCAGAAAACATGGCGAAGCGCTGGCGATCATCCTGCAGCTCCAGAGCCTGACGATCTTGCTCAGCCATCAAGTCGGCAATCTCGCGCTGCTGCTGCTCTTCGGTTAATTGATGGTTAAGTGATGTATTGGGTGCAGTGGCTGCACCCCGTTCTGTCGTAGGCTGCACCCCGTTCTGTTCAAGGCTGCACCCCGTTGCATCAACACGGGGTGCAGATGCTGCACCCCGCTTTATCATCAGGTCATACACCACCGGTCGCCGGTCGTGGCGATCGATATACACGGCGGCCAGCGCCTGGTTACCACGAACTATCAGGCCGCATTCTTCCAGCAGATCAAGCTTGATACGGACGGTCCGCTCAGAGAGGCCAGTGTCATCGGTAAGTGTTTTTGCCGACGGGAATGCGCCAACACCGTTCGAGCTTGCATAGTTGGCCAGGCACAGCAGCACATGACGCGCGCTTGAGTCTTTGAGGGTTTGAACGGGCAGAGAGAGCGCCCAGGACATTGCTTGAACGCTCACAGCGAGTTTCCTTGGATTTGTTCGGCGAGAGTGGTGATGCCTTTGCGGGTGACCATGACCTGCTCGACCACCTTGAGGTCTTCCTCGGCGCCCTTGCCTACCTTGACCAGCTTGTGCTCGAGCAGGCCGGCAGTGAGGCGGGGTTGGTACGCGGACCAGGCCGAGAACGCGGCGCGGCGGTATATCCAGCGGTTATCGCTGAGCCACTTGAAGAGTTTCAGGGGGCCAATACCAAGCTGCTTGGCGGCAGAGGTAATGCAGATAGAGCCTTCGGTGGCTGATAGGCGCTCAAGGGCTTGAACCTTCGGGGCCTGCTGCTGGATGACCTGGTGCAGCGAGGCATTTTGCTTGGCTACATCGGCGGCGAGCTGCAGGGCATCGCCAAAGTTGGTGGGGATTTGAAGCTGACCGACAACCTTCGACTCCAGCTCCTGCCACCGGTCGATCACGCGAGCGCGGTGCTCGTCGCTGTAGCCGGCGATCACAAGATGGGTATCGCGCTCCGTCAGGTCGTAGACTTCAATTGGCCGCCCGCCAGTCGACTCTCGGCGGCTTTTACGATCTGATCGTAAAAGCCCTTTACTGAAGAGCCGCTCGATTGTCGCGATGACATCGTTGTGGCGAGCCTCGACCAGATCTGCGATCTCGCGCGAAGACATTGTGTGGCGCGACACCTTTTCAGAATTGCCAAAAAGTGTCGCGACACTAGGGGTATTGCCAGAGGTAGCTGTCATGCTCATAATGCCCCCACAAGTTTTATTGCTGTTGAAAGAGCCGGGTTGCAGCCCGGCTTTTTTATGCCTGCGATTTACAAGCACTACTAAGGTCTGAACCTCGCTGGTACGCTGCTGAGTTCTTACGCAAAGCAATTACCAGGAGATTCAGATGGAACGGATGGGGATCAGCGCCGTTGGCATGCTGTGGTTCAGTAGCGCAGGCCAGTACAAGGACTTCCTTGCTATTTTCGAAGACGCCGAAGTTATGCCGAGCACCTTTTCCAAGTGGCAGCAGCGCGCGATGCAGATGCACGACAACATCATCAATACCGGTGGCGTCATCATCAAAGCGTATGCAAGCCCTGAAGAATTCAAGGCCTGGTGCGCCACGCACAATCATGGGCTCGATGCCAAGGGTCGCATGGCATTCGCAAGCTTCCAGGCAGCCCAAAAGATCAATCAGACTCACCCCGCTCGCAAAAACCAGTGATCCTTCACGCTGCAGTTCAATTCGAGTCATTTGGGTCTGCCCTTCCGTTGTCGTAGTAATTGCCGGTCTAGCCACCGGCTTTTTTGAGCCTGAAATTCAGTGCTTCAATCTTTCCTGCGGAACGCTTGAATCGTTCCCCTCATCGGCTTCGGTCTTGTTCTTGTTGCGATAACTTGCTGAATGCCTTCTTTTATGAGCTGCGGAACAGTTATTTGCCTCTCTTCCGCCAGCCCCCTCAAAAACTCCAAATCATCGCCATCGACCAATTCGCCAACGGTCATTCCTTCTTGGTTGCTGCTCATAGGGCCTCCGGAGGGACTCAAGAGGGACTTCAGGCCACACGGCTGTTTCGCTTAAGCTCTTCCCTCATCCCGTCGATCCATGATTCAAGAGCTTCACGGGCCAGCACTGCCTTTCTGGTTCGATGAACCTTGGCCAGGCTGACAAGCGCAGCTTCGTACTCGTCATCCAGACGGACCTTTGTCTCGTTTTCGTGCTTGTAGCTGGGTTGATCTGAGTCATATGCCATTGGTTAGGCTCCTTGGTTGTTCGAAAGGGTTAAGCGGCAGAAAGTGATTGGCAGGAAGCAGACGTGATCTGCCCCCACGGAAACGATGGGCAAAGGTCGGTACGATTCACGGCGCCCTGAGTCAGCGCTTCGATTTGAACGGCGCGCTTGGCGGGTACCGGACGCTCGCCGGAGCACCATTGGTTAACGGTGGGGGCGGTGACCTGCAGCAGGCGCGCCATTTCCACCTGGCTGCCCAGCAAGCGAGATGCTTTTTTGGCTGCTTCTGCTGATTTCATGAGTTCTCTCCTGGAGATTTGAAGTGAATATAAGGCATTACCTTATCACAGACAAGCCATTGCCTAACCAGCAGCGCAATAGGCTTAATTAGGCAATGCTTACCGGACCAGAATTAGGCGCAGCCATCGAGGCCGCGCGGATCGCCAAGGGCGTATCGAAAAAGAACCTCGCAGACGACTTCTCCGTGAAGCCTCCGTCGATACAGGGGTGGGTGAAAAACGGCAGAATCGATAAGTCGAAGCTAATGGACGTTATCTCCTACTTCTCCGACGTCGTCGGCCCTGAGCACTGGGGGCTGCGGCCTGGGTTCTCTTACGAGAACCTTGCGGATAGCCCTGATGATGATCCTGGCGCTGACAGGAATAGCGCGCACAAGAAAGCATCAACGGCTTCGGACATAGTCCGGCAGATGCTCGCTATAAAAGGGAAAAGCCTCTCGGATAGCGCCCGCGCAAGTCTTCTTGCTGCTGCGGAGCAAAGCGATTCGGGCAACGTTATCACCGTCGACTTCTCGCGCCCCGGCCAGGTAGGCGATGAGGTGTGGATCGCGCACTACGATATCCGTGGCGCCATGGGTGGCGGCGAGGTGACTCACGACTACCCCGAAATGCTTCAGGATATCCGCGTGAGCCCGTCGCATCTTCGGTCAATGGGTGTCGAGTTCGTCGAGCACTACCACCTGAAGATGGTAACCGGATGGGGCCAGTCGATGGCTCCGACGATCAAGCACAGGGACCCTCTTCTGGTTGACATCAGCATTCGAGAATTCGTGGGCGACGGGATATACCTCTTTTCCTATCAGGGCTTCGAGTACATCAAGCGCTTGCAAAGGAAGGGCAAGGACAAATTCAAAATGGTGTCCGACAACACTAATCATCCGCCCGAGGATATCTGGGTCGATGAGGTCTTCATTCAGGCGCGCGTGCTGCTCGTCTGGAATGCCAATCTGGTGTAATGCCATGCCCCTCACCAAGCCCAACCAGCAGCTACGCCGCGACCTCAAGGCCATCGCCTTCAACCTTGAGCAGTCCTGTATCGACCTGGGAAAGCTGGCGGAAAAACTCAGCGATGCCGATGCCATAGCCCTAATGGGGTTGGTGGGCACGCTCTATGAGGAAGCCGACAGGTTGGTGGGTTATGCCGAGGAAGTGAAGAATGGCGCGATAACTAGGCTCGGTGCCGAATGATTTAGCTTCGGTAGATAAAAATCTTATCTACCTTATATTTATGAAGAAAACCAAGGTCACGAGAATGCCAGCAGGGAACGCTATTTCAAGTTCTTCTATAGAAAGCAATCTTCTCCCCACAGGGGAGTCGAGGAAGGATTTAGGTTATGTAGAAAACAAAGACGTGCCTATATACTCAATTGCTGGAATTGATATTGAGCGTTTTCGGTCATTCTACAACCAGCAAATAAAACTTGGCTCTCGCATCACTGTCTTGTCAGGGCGAAACGGCACAATGAAAACCTCATTGATGGGTCTAATAGCGCACCCTTTCACTAGTGTAGCAATAGACGCTTTTGAGAAACCATTGAAGACCGCATTACGCGAAGTGTTCAAGCTATCTCCAGCTTTCGATATTGATGACTACAACTACAATCTCATAATAGAATCAGAGAACAACAAGCACATCCGAGAGCCAGTAAGAATATACTGGGTTGGCGACAAAACCAACCGTCATCGTGTCGTAGTCTCCGGCTCCGAAAAGGGAGATGGAAACCTTACCTATAACACTTCATTTCTAAATCTCAAAAGACTCTATCCCTTAGTAGATGCCAACGCAAAACTCGACACTAACAACACTTACGCACTAAGCGCCCAAGAAGCCATCGAACTAAAAGATTTCTACGAGACAATATTTCCAAGCTCACATTACTCTGAATTTACCGGCGTATATAAGCCGAACTACAAAACAACCTTCGCCCCTAGTGGTAGCGACATTAAATATGACTGGCATACGATATCATCTGGAGAAGATAACCTAGGCGCTATTTTCAACAGGCTCCTAGGTTTTCAGCGAGCATTTCAGAAAAAACAAGTTACTGGGAACGGAGTACTGTGCATTGATGAATTTGAGAGTAGCCTTCACCCCGTTGCGCAGACGAGACTCTTCACTTATCTCCTCAAGTGGGCATCTAAATACAAAGTGCAAATTGTAATATCAACACACTCCTTAAGTTTAATATCAAACATATATAACCTCCATAAAAACGATATGGAGCATGGCCGCATCTCAGTAAATTTTGTAAGTAAAGCTTTGGCCAATAACGGCAGCTTACCTATTTTGCACAACCCTAGCTTCGCTTTAGCGTATAAAGAACTTACTCTAGAAGACCCCCAAGAGGCAGCGGAAGCACGAAGAATTAAGGTATTGTGCGAGGATGATATAGCGGTACATTTTGCAAAAAAAATAATCTCGTCACGAAAAATACTAAGCCTCATAGAGTTTCATACATCTTTAGATTCTAAAAATATTACCCCAGGAATGAGTTATACCGAGTTAAAGCCGTTAGCTAACACATGTGCAAGATTTCCGGTACTGCTCGATGGATGCCTAGTATTACTTGATGCCGACGTCCCGAAAAACTTCACAGACAAAATAAAAAATAAGAATTTATTCCTTATTCTTCCAGACCCAAACAAGATCGCCATTGAGCGAAGAATCATAGTTTGGATTAGCTCACTGGACAATGGCGACGCCTTTTTCAAGCGCTTCGGAGAGCGCGAAAGGTTTTTAGACAGCTTCAAACAATGCGGCTTGGAATCCTTAACAATCTCAGATATACTATGTGAGAACAAGGTGTCAATTAGTAGCTGCAAGACTTGGGCAAATAGCAATACTCCTAAGTTTAAAGAGTACATTACTTATTATTGCAAAACCCTTAATCAGCGAGAACTCTTTGTACAAGACTTCTTGAATGCAATTAATAAAATAAACTCCAAACTAGGCCTGCCAGCAGTACGGATATAAACTCAACAACGGGGACTCAGATGTATTCAAATAAGCTTTACTCCCCGCTAAGGTACCCTGGCGGCAAAGCTCGCTTCGCACCGTTCATATCGGAGGTTATGCGCGCAAATGGTTTGGGCGGAGGGCACTATTTAGAGCCTTTTGCTGGAGGTGCGGGAGTAGCCCTTGAGCTGCTGTTTGATGCGCACGCCACGCATATTCATATTAATGATCTCGATCCTGCTGTATACGCATTTTGGTCAGCTGCGACTACCGATCCGGAAGGAATCCTAAAGCTCCTCTGGGATACCCCCATCACTATGGAGCAATGGCATCATTGGCGCTCTGTGATGCTAGTCCAAGACCCTGATCTCTCCCTTGCGGAGAGAGGCTTCGCTACGCTTTTTGTGAATCGCACGAACCGATCCGGAATCCTCAAGGGTGGAGTCATTGGTGGGAAGGCTCAGACTGGAGCCTATAAGCTTGATGCCCGTTTCAGTAAAGAGATGATTGCCTCCAGGCTTGAGCGAATCGCGCTGAACGCAAGTCGCATTTCGGTATATTGCGAGGATGCTTTTGTTTTGCTCAATCGTGCGGCAGAGTTTCTGCCCGAACAATCGCTAATCTACCTCGATCCGCCCTACTATGTTAAAGGCCGTGGCTTGTATCGAAACTTCTACAAGCATGATGATCATCTGCAAATTGCTCAATTGCTGCAGTCGCCTGGTTTCGATCGGCCATGGGTAGTCTCATACGATAGCGCGCCAGAAATCTGTGAGATGTACAGCCAGAACGAAGCGCTGACTTATGGGCTTCACTACACCGCCCAAGCGAGATATGTAGGCGACGAGGTTATGTTTTTCAAAGAAGGTATCTCCGTGCCTGATGCGAAAATCCCTCGAGCTACTGTAGCGGCCTGACAAGAAGCCCGGCCCAGCGCCGGGCTTCTTGTATCTGCTCTCCCTGCATCGCCCCCTTCCCCTCGCAGGCATTGACCTGCGCATGACCCAACGTCCTGCTGTTTTTTGATCGACCTGCTGCCCGCCATTGAGCGTGCGTTCCGCTTTAGCAACATCCTTTTCACCTGGCATTTACAGGGCAGAGCGCAAAGTCACCCTACTCATTTTAAGAATTCCCTTTAGGCCCGCACATAAACGGGCCATTTTTTTGCCCGCTGCTACGCTTTCCATGCCCTCTATGGAGACAGAGCAATGCCCTCCCACGAATACTCCCTCACCGATACCCTGGAACGAATCTACGAGAACCAGCTTGCCCTTGAGGCTGCGCTGATGGAGTTGACGTTGCTCGTCGAAAGCCAAGGCCATACGGATGCAGGCCAGAACGTCCGAGGCGCCCTTGAGGCGATTGGGGAGAACGCAGGGCATATCAAGCAGGGCCTGGCCAGGCTGAAGGCCCAGGGGCCGGATTGACGTCACGCCCAACCTGAATCCGTAGCCCGCCACAGAGCGGGCTTTTTGCGTCTGTCAGAAAGGCGCTGGCTCCTCCTCTACCGCCTCGGACACCTCAACCGAGCGCTCATCATCCGCGCTTGCCTCCCACCTTAGCGTCACCGTCTCTTCGTCGTTGAAAGTGATGTCGATGCCGTCCGTCTCCGATAGCAATCCCATCACCTCCTCCCACTCAAGATCGCCATCCGTATCCAGGCGATGAATCTTCACCCAGCGCTGCGCCTGCGCCACCGGGTGATTGATCATGGAAGATACGCGCAACCCCAGGCGCTCTACTCCGCTCATTTCCTGGCGCCCCGCCGACACCACCTGCCTCTTTGCCATGCAAATCCCCTCACCTTGAAGTGCTGTATATCCATACAGGTCAGGCAGAGCTTATATCAGCCCTGCTGAGAATGTCACCACCAGAAACCGAAAAAACTAAGCGGGGATATTTTCTGAAAATAATTAGGCATTACCTATTTACAGATGATTAGGCATTAGCTTATTGTTACCCCATCGAGTCACCCAACAGGGACTCGCCTGGGCCTCACAGCCTGACCCGCTCTTTAACAGTCAGCGCAACACAGAAACACCAACAGACCGCATTGCCTCTACCGGCGACCGGCGAGCAGACAGGCCCGAAAGCCTGCCAACGACAGGAACAACCTGGACGGCTGCTCGATGGTGAAACGCCAGAACCGTGTATGCCCAGTAGGCACGAATGACCCGGCAAGCAATGCGCCCCGCCCCTTCCGGCGGCAGTAGGAGGGAAGCATCACTTCTGCACCTTGGCGACAGGGTGCAGCGGGATGACAACCAGGAGATAAAGAAGTGGCTCAGTTCAATATTGATGCTCATCTGAGCGACGGTAAGCAGCTGGAATGGCTCGCGCTTGCAGATGCTGGTGAGCGTCCCGACGCAGTGCTTCAGCAGGTGAAGACGGCAGCGATTGGCAAGTTTGGCGCAGCGGTGTCTTCTAAACGCTGGGGCTTATCGCAAAAGTGCGACGGATACATTGTCGTGATCATGCATGCCTGAACAACCAGCGCCACGACAGCATGTCGTTAACTGCCCGAGACCCTGGTACTCCCCAGCACCAGGCCGCATCGGAATGTGATCTGTTTGCCCCGCAATGGGTGGGCCCAGCAATGGGAAGCCGGAGCGGAGGAATATGGGAGGCGCAAGCCAGTAAGCCGGGCAGCCCAGACCGGACAACAGATCACACCCCGATGCGGACGAACACCCGGCGCGCGCCGGCCACCTGCATTTCAACGCACCCAGAACGGAGGATTGGCAGCCATGTAAACCACAGCGCACCCAAGACGACCTTGCGGCGACGTATGGGGGCATATGTCACGCAGCGAAAAGCCCGGTTCCGATCGGGCTTTTTTTCGCCTCGCCTTTATCCGTCAGCACCCTCCCCTGGGCCAACCGGCACAGACCAGGCGGTCAGGTTGCTGACGAATAAACGCAACCCACCATAAGGAATCGTGATGAACCAAACCATTCGCCAAAAACAAGCGGTCCTGCAGGCGTTGCGGGATCGGTTTGCACTGTCCACCTCGGAGATGTACGTGATGATCGGTCGCGAAGAACCAGTGAAGGTGCCGCGCTTCAACGTGGTGCCGCTCGGCAAGAACCTGTTCGATGTGGTCGAGCGCTCAAGCGGCGTATCCCGCGGAGAACGCACCGGCCACGACGGCGCGTGCCAATACGCTGATCAGCTCGAGCGCAACGCCGACTTCTTCGATGCGGCGAAGTCCACGTCGAAGCGTTTCGGGTGGCGCATGGCGCGCTGGACGCTTGGCTTCTCCGCAATGCTAGTGGTGTTCGCCTACTACGGTGCGCAGTAATGATCGGCGTACCGATGGTCAACCCGAAAGACGCGGTGATCGCCGACCTCAACCGCCAGATTGATGCGTTCTACGGCGCGGGCAAGAAAGCCCAGGTCATCCCGCGCGGCGTCAGCGCTGACGGGCCTTTCAATGGCACCACAGCTCACCACGAACGCCTGCGTGCCCGGCGCGACAAGCTGGCCCCGGCAGTTCGCGCCGAAGCGGCCAAGGGTGTCGTAGCCAGCGTGGCGGCAAAGAACCTGGGCATGCACATCAAGCGCGTGACGCTGATCGCCCAGGAGAACGGCTTCAAGTTCGCCGACACCCCATGAGGCGCATCAGCAACCAGGTGCGACAACGCCTTCGCCAATCGCAATTCAACCTCCCACCCAGCGGCCTGCAGGCCATCCCGGAGAAACAGCCATGTCCACCGCAACCAATACCGCCGAGTTCCTTGAGGAGCTGAACGGCGGCGCATTCGCCAGCCAGATCGGTCACGCCCTTTCCGAAGTAGCCGCCGGTGTTGTTGACCACGGCAAGGCCGGCAAGCTGGTCATTACCCTGGACCTCAGTCAGATCGGCGAATCCAGCCAGGTGAAGATCAAGCACAAGCTCGACTACAAGGTGCCGACCAAGCGCGGTACCCGCAGCGAGAACACCAGCCTGGACACGCCGATGCACGTTGGCTCCGGCGGAAAGATCACCCTCTTCGCTGAAAAGCACGATCAGCTCTTCACCCGCGAAGAAGCGCCAATCAAGCCCCGTACCTGATCAATCCCGCCTCACCCTCCCTTCCGCAACCAAAGGAAATAACCGATGTCACTTACTAAAGATGCAATTCAGCTCATCACCGATACCGCGCTGGAAGCCACCGGCAAAAAGCTGGAAACGCTGGTTCCTACCGTGGTGTTGCCGGAAAGCGCAAAGGTCTTCGATCTTGAGCGCTTCCAGGCTGGCCGCAGCCGCTTCCGTGGCACATACAGCACCCACTCACTGGCTGATTTCGGCGCTTACGTCGTTGAACGCGCAGCGCCTGGCGCGCGCGGGTTCATCAATCAGGACGAAATGAGCTGCGGCCTGCTGTTCAATCTCGGCACCGCCGCAGCACCTGGCCACGCCGACGACCGCGCCATCCTTCGCCTGAAGGCAACAGCCGGCTACACCGCAGCCCAGCAAATCGGCGGGCGCGGTATCAGCCAAAAGGATTTGAGCGACTGGATCGAAGACTGGCACCAGTACCTCACCCCGGTCGACGAATCCGGTAACCCAATCCCTGTGGCCAAAGCCATTGCTGCCGTCCGCACGATCACCATCAAGGCGTCCAGCGAGTCGGAAACCACGGTGGGAGAAACCAGCGCCAGCCGAAGCGCCATGGACCAGATCGAAGCGCGCAGCAAAGAAACCCTGCCCGTGTCGTTGCAATTCCGCACGGTGCCGTTCGAAGGCCTGACCGAACAACAGATCACCCTGCGCCTCTCGGTCATCACCAGCGGCTCCCAGCCGGTGTTGAAATTGCGGTGGGTTGGCGAAGAGGTACAGTGCGAAGACATCGCTCAGGAGTTCAAGGCAGTACTTCAACGCAATATTGGCGAAGCTGCAGTGTTGTCGCTGGGCGCGTTCGATCCGAAGTAACACCAAGGCCGGGAGACCGGCCTTCCTACTCGCTGCATCCGGTAACCGGAGGGCGGCTTAAGATGGAAGCCAAACGACTTCATTTCCCATTGGTCATGCCGTCGGCTATAAATTTCGCGGCGCTCTTTAAGCGGCCTGCTACATCTTCAATATCCGCCCAGTCGTCACATATCTGATCCATCTGCGCATAGGCGAATGGTTCTTTCCTTGTAACGTTTAACCGCGCGGCGCTAGGCTTTTTTGATCCTCCTTCCCATACAAACATGATTAGAACGTCGAACTCTCCATATTTGTAGATAACGTTCCTTGGGTCCTTTAAGTCGAATAATGCTTCGTTCATAGCCTTCACTCTTGATCCGGATTTATTCCGGGCATCCGTAGTACTCCAACCCCACCTAAATTGCCACCACCGGTTCCGGAGGGCGGCGCTTACCCGGAGCAAACCCATGACCAAGCAAGTACAGCAAACCATCACCGCATCTGAACTCCCTGAGCGCGGCCAACCTCTAGCCGGCGGGGTGTTCGTCACCCGCTACTGGCTCAACGGCTTCGAGCGCGCCCTGATCCTCCTGCCTGATGAGCTCAGTGGTGCCTGGGGCGAGTATGGCGTCGAGATCAAGGACGCCGGCGGCTACAGCGACGGCGAAGCGAACACCCGCGCCATGGCCGAGGCCGGCAGCGAGATCGCCGTAAAAGCGCTGGAACTGGGCGGCTTTATTCCGTCCTGCCTTGAGGGCCAACTGCTGATGGCAGCCAAGGCTGATGGCCTGGTGGAGCTTCGCGATGATCGATACCACTGGCTGAGCACGCAGCGCTCCGCCGACATCGCCTACACCATGGACTTTGAAGATGGCTGGCTCCACTACTACGGCGAGGACTACGAGCGGCTCGCGCGCCCTGTCCGCAGCCTCCCTATTCAGTAATTCATTTCTTTATTCGTTTTTCGCAGGTGATTCCCGGGAGCGCCAGGACGGCGCTCAGACCAGAAGCTCGTCGGGAAGCGCCGGCTACCTGCACCCTTATCTCGCTCACAGGAGCATCTCATGCGTGCCAATGAACTGACCACGTACACCCGTGGAGATCTGACTATCAGTAGCCCAGACGAAGGTGTCGTGCTGAAGCTGGCAACCCTGGCCATCGCCGCCGCACCAGCAGTTGCTGCAAGTGGTATCCCCGCCATCGGCGAGTACTGGCCCGGTGAAGGCGGCATCAACGGCGGCCTGTTCCCCGGCGGTGACAAGCCCTACTACCTGATTGTGCCGACCGGAAGCGATGCAGAGGCGATCCATGAGTGGGGTGGCTACGGCGATGAACTTGGCGGCGCCAAATCCCCATGGGACGGCCAGGCGAACACCGCGTACCTCGCCAGCAGCAACCGAGAGCACGACCACCCTGCCGCCCAGTTCTGTGCAGCCTTCGAGCGTGATGGTCACAAGGACTTCTACCTCATGGCTCGCCGTGAGGCTTCCTTCCTCGAAATCACCGTGCCGGACGTGTTCACCCAGGCGTACCACTGGACGAGCTCGCAGCGCTCCGCCTACTACGCCTACGGCATGGACTTTGAAGATGGCTGGCTCAACAACTACGACAAGGACCTCGAGCGGCTCGCGCGCCCTGTCCGCAGAAAGTTTATTTAATCATTCAATTCTTCATTCATGGGTGCGATAGCACCCTCGCTTTTCAGGAGGCCAGGGATGGCACTGCATACGGACTTGGAAATCCACAAGGTGGCCGAGGAGTTGCTCGGGCTTTCGCTTGACCTGGTGCGCAATATCCCGCGCGACCTGAAGCAGGTTGTCGGAGCAAAAATCCGGGACGAGTGCCTGCAGGTGTTGGTGCTGATCGGCCGGGCCAACATGACCAGGGACAAGCTGCCCCACATCAACCTAATGCTCGAAAGCATTTGGATGCTCAACTACTTGCTGCGCGCCCTCACCAACCGAGGGTTGATCAGCAAGGGGCAGCACGCCAAAGCAATGATGATGACGGCCTCAATAGGCCGCCAGGCCAACGCCTGGAAGAAGTCCGCAACCGCGCCCGCTGCTTGAGGGTCAAGGCCCTCTTGCCTGTGCGCCAAATCTGGTCGAGCCGCTGACCTATGGGTCACCGCCATGCGCAAAAACAGATACCGCCGGTCTAAAGCGTCCGCGTAGGTCTGGCGCAGTTTCCAAGCTGATCGTTTCCGCCTTCGGCTTGGCGATGTAGATAGCTCGACAGGTCGCAGCGCTCCGCCAACAACGCCTACAACATGGACTTTGAAGATGGCTGGCTCAACAACAACGACAAGAACAACGAGCGGCTCGCGCGC